TAGGTTATCTATGCCTTTTGCTTTCATTACATTTATAATTATGTTGATAACAAGCCCCATACACTTTTTCATTACAGGTAGATGGAAGTATCGGTTAAAAAGCAATGGCAAGCTTATGAATTGGTTTAATGCAGTAGGTTTCTAAATAGATGTTAAGATTATTCATTTTACGAAATTCAGATATTAAGATGTAGGTAAAGACAATTTTGAGTTATGACAATATTAGAATTACAAAAAGACTCCAAGAAATGTACGAAAAGTATGGAGATGTCGGTGATTGTTGCACTATATCTTGTGCTACAATAGATTGTGAAGACATAGTTGTTTTGTAAGATATAAAATGCTTTTATAAGAAATAATAAGATGAGTAAGACTGATAGTTTACATTACAAACTCTGTTGCGAGGGCGCAAAATGGATGCGCAAACAAGAATGGGGCACATATCACACGGTAGCAGTAGAACTCTGTACGGTTAATGTTGAAAATCCTGATGTATGGGGAACAACAGGCTTTAAGTCTATGCTGATAGAAGTAAAAACCTCTCGTGCTGATTTTCTAAAAGATAAGAAAAAGATTTCCAGAACCGATGCTGAGGAGTACAGAAAGTATGCTCTCGGCAACAAGCGATACTATCTTGTCCCCAAAGGAATGATTACTATAGAGGAATTGCCCCCACATTGGGGATTACTCGAATGGGATGGTTCTGGCATTTCCAAAATAAAGGAAGCTGATGAGGTTATATGCGAGAATATGGGAGAGGTTGCAATGCTCTGCTCTATTATGCGTAGAGAGGGGGTAAGAAAAGGAATCTTTAATTACAGAAAATGATTGAAACTACGAAATATTAAGTTATGAACAGAGAAGAGGAAATTGAAGAAAGAGCGTCTAAATTCGCTGATGACTATGGATATTTCAATGTCGACCTTGATGATGTTGCATATGGGTTTATCAAAGGTGCAGAGTGGTCAGACGAACATCCATCATTTTCATTCATAGTTAAAGTTTGGAACTTAGCAACAAAGACAGCCATCGCACAACTCAATGGGGAAATGCCCTACTTTAAGTCAGAGAAAGAAATTCAAGAACTTATTAATAAAAAGTTAAAGTTATGACTACACAAAAAGAAATAGATAAGATGTTTATCGGCATTTTGGAAAATATCTCTGAGATATGTGACAAAACAACAACTGGTAATGTATCTCACAATATTGCTACAATTAAATATAAGTGTCGAGATATGTTGCAGTTTTACAAAAAATATCCTGCGACCCTTTGGCACTCCGTTAAAGAAGGGGATTTACCACAAGTAGACACTGATTGTTTGTTTTCACACGACGGAAAACTAATAGATATGGGTTACATGCGTGAAGATAGAAGTCTTTCATTTGGTCCGCTTCTCTACATTGAAGACGTGGATTACTGGATGGAAATTCCTAAATTACCAACAGAATAAATTATATAATAGTATAGACAAAATTAATGTTTATAGAGTAAAAATAACAGAATAATTGGACTTATGAAAGAAATAATAAAAAAGTTTAAGGAAGAAACAGGTTATGAACTTACCATTAAGAATGGAAAGTTATTCTATGATGGTTTTCTGAATTTGGCAGGTCAAAATATTACAGAGTTACCTGATAATTTAACTGTTAATGGTTCTATTAGTTTATCTGACACGAATATTGACAAGTTACCAAATAATTTAATTGTTAAGGGTTCACTTTTTGCAAGTTATACATATATCACCGAGATTCCATATAGTTTAAAAGTAGAAAACAGTATACTTTTGGACCATACACCTATTACGAAATTACCAGATAACTTGATAGTTGGTGAAGATTTAGTTCTAAGTTACTCATCTATCAGGGAACTTCCTGATAAGTTAAGTATTGGTAAAAACCTTAAATTAAGTTGTACACATATATCAAAACTTCCAGATAATTTAACTGTTGGTAGAAGCCTATATTTAGATGATACAGACATCACAGAGTTACATAAATCTTTAATGATTAATGGTAATCTGAATTTAGCCAATACTCCTATTGAATTTCTTCCAGATAACTTGACGGTTAGTGGTTATCTTTACCTAAGTGGTAGTTCACTTAAAAAGGTTCCTAACAACCTAATTGTTGGTGATTTTCTTGTTTTAAGTAATACACTTATTAAAGAGTTACCTGATAACTTGATAGTTGGTGGATATATAGCATTAGACAGTACAAAGATAGAAGAATTGCCTGATAATTTGAAAGTAAGCAACACACTTAGCCTAATAAGTACTGGTATTAAAAAGTTACCTAATAACTTAACATTAGGTGGTAGCCTATTACTATCTGACACACCTATTACAGAGCTTCCTGATAATTTGACAATTTATGGTAGCCTTGTCCTAAGTTATACTAAGATTACAAAATTGCCTGACAACTTAACAGTTATTGGTGATTTATCCTTATATGGAGTTAATCTAAGAGAACTACCTAACAATTTAACTATTGGAGGTAAGTTATATCTGCATGTTCTCTATATTAGAGATTTTTCACAAATTAATAGGAATATTTCGAGGCAACATATTAATGATTGTGAAAATAAAGTGTTTTTCTGGGAGAGAGATGGCGTGAGATATATTAAAGCTGACGGAATTTTCTCGGTAATTGATTCTCATCACGAAAACGTATACAAGGTACATAAACTTGGACAACAAGATAGTCCATTTTACATTGTTACCGATGGAGAAGGACATTGGGCACACGGTGAAATACTTGCTGAAGCTAAAGCCGACCTTATTTACAAGATAAATGATAGAGATACATCAGCTTATGATAATTTAACAGTAGACGATACTTTGTCTTACGAGGAAGCGATTGCAGCATATCGTACTATTACTGGGGCATGTTCGCTTGGTACAAGAGATTTTATTGAAAATAGACTACCAACACCACATAAAGACAAATATACAATTAAGGAGATTATAGACTTAACCAGAAATGAGTATGGCGGAAAAGAGTTTGCAAAGTTTTTTAAATAAGATTTGTTGATTTTATGGATAAATTTATTGAACAACTTAAGAGATTGAATTGTAACATTTTTGAACGTAAAGATAATGCTCTACATTTCATTAGTGACCTTTATTTGAAGGGAAGTGATATATATTATCTTCCAGACAATTTAACTATTGATGGTACTCTTGACATACGTGATACCAATATTACAAGTCTTCCAGATAATTTAATTGTTAGGGATTGTCTTATTTTAGAGGAATGTAATATTACAAAGTTACCTAATAATTTGACAGTTGATGAAAGTATATATGCACAAAATTCAAGTATAACTGAACTTCCTGACAACTTAATAGTAGGGAATAACCTTATGCTATCAAATACCAAAATCACAAAGTTACCTAATGGTTTAACTGTTGGTGGTTGTCTTGATTTATCCAATACAGATATTACAGAGTTGCCAGATGACTTGAGGGTTGGTGGTAGTATTTTTCTTAATAATACTAAAATCACAAAACTTCCAAATAATTTGGTCGTTAATGGTAATCTTGATTTAAGAAATACGAAAATTAAAGAACTACCAAATAACCTTACAGTTGAAGATAGTCTTGAATTAGCAGAATTAGAAATTACAAGTATTCCAGACTCTTTAATAGTCGGAAACGACCTTTGTTTAAGGAGTACAAAAGTTACAGAATTACCAGACAACTTAACAGTCGGTGGTTATCTTGATTTGACTGATACTTCCATTGCTGTTCTCCCTGATAATTTAACCGTTAGTAATTCTTTAAATATAAGTAATACAAAAGTTGTAAAACTTCCAGACAGTTTACGTTTTGGTTGGGGTCTGATTTTGAACGATACGAAGTTTACGGAATTACCAGATAACCTAACTATACCTGGTAGACTTGTACTGAACGATAGTAATATTAAAGAGCTACCGAGTAATTTAACGGTTGGTGAATGTTTAGAAATAAGAGGTTTAAATTTAAGCAGTCTCCCAGATAATCTAACTGTGGGTGGATACATTTATTATAGTGATTTAAAAGAAAAAGTTTTATCTAAAGTCAATAAGATTTTTTCTCCAGAACAGCATAAAAAGATTCATGATTTACAGAATATGGCTCTTTTCTGGGAGAGAAATGGTGTGAGCTATATTAAAGTTAATGGTATTTTCAGTGTTATTGATTCTCACCATGGAAATGTGTATAAGGTGCATGAGTTAGGAAAGGAAGTTAAACCATTTTACTTTATGACAGATGGAAATAATCATTGGGTGCATGGTGAAACTATTAGAGAAGCTAAAGCTCAACTTATTTACAAATTAAGTGATAAGGATGCTTCAAGATATAAGAAGTTATCGTTAAATGACACATTATCTTACGAGGAAGCAATTGTTGCATATCGCATTATTACTAATTCTTTAGATATTTGGGTTAGGGATTTTGTTAAAAATAGTCTTCCTTTTTCTCGTAAGAATAAATACACTATTAAAGAAATTATAAATTTTGCTAAAGATGGATATCGTGGGGAAACCTTTGCAAAATTTTTCAAAAAGAGTAAAAGAAATAATTAAAAAAATAAAATTATGACATCATCTTGTTTACAGAATCAACGTTATCAAATTGCTAAAGATATAATGACATCATCATTATCAAATCAAGATTTATTAGATTATATCTCATTAACTGCACATTATGAAGAGCATGAAAAGAGAACTGTACCAAAATCTTTGGCTCGTTTTGCAACTGCTTGTGCTGATGCACTGATTGAAGAATTATCAAAAGAAGAAGAATAAATTATGGCACGTTTTAGATTAGTAGAATTAGGTGATAATAATGAAATTATCAAAGAGCATTATTGTTCTCCAATGTTTCCTGGTGATAAATGGAATAAGGAATTTCAAGAAGACAATTATAAATGCTTAATGGATTTCAATGAGAAATTCGATTTTATAGATTATGACAATTGTCCATTACTTGAATTTCAAATAACTACGGATGATAAGAATTGGAATTTTCTATCAAGTCCTATTGAAGATTACTTTAATTTATAATGTTATAGTTAAAATAGTCTAAAATAGTTTCTCATATTTGGTTATTAATATATTATTTGTTATCTTTGCTTCATGAAAAAGAAAGAACTTAAATGGCATAATGCTAAGGATTTTGATTATCCTAAAGAAAATGGAGATTATCTATGTTATCATAATGATGAATATTTTATTGCGTGGTTTAATAAAAGAACTTTAGAATTTCTTGAAAATTATTCTCGTATTGATAAAATATTAAAAGTCGATTATTGGATTGATTTGTCAGATTTGCCATCATTTAACGAAACATATTAAAAAATGAATAGTATAACGATTAACGATAAACAGTACATTTATATAAAAGATTCAGAACAATGTTCTGACTGTGATTTGTATCATCATTCAGATAAATGTAAGGACATTTGCGTTGTATTTGGAATGTTATTGGGTGATAAGAAAGAAGGCATTTTTAAAGAACTTAAAATAGAATAAACATTATGGATAAAAATAAGATTGAAATTCTGAAAGAGAAAATTAAAGATACACACCAAAAATTCGATTCAGCTTATGATAGTCTTGATGATTTAAACAATATGTTTGTTTATAATGGCTTTGAATATCACCCAGTAATAGATTTAAATGATGATATGGATTTCATTCTCTTTTATAATAATCTTTATTTATATGTTGCAGATGCACTGACTATAATGGAACAGAACGGTTTTATTGAACCTGCGAATTTTGAAAGTTATTAATGTTGACAATTATGAAGAAAAGACATTATTCAAACAGAAATGGTTATATCGAGGTTGATTTTGACGGGCATCTTAAAGCAGGCTTCAAATTAGAAAATGGCTGTTTAGTAGTTTTAGGTGCAATGGACGGTTATGGAAATCCCATTAAAATAGAAGAATAATATGAAGCGTGAAATAGAGTTTAGAGGTAAGCCTATAGGAAAGGGTGGAATATGGATGGTAGGTATTGGGGCATACAAGTCACATACGTCTGAACATCTTGTGTTAAACGCCAAAGGTGATAGCGTGGAGGTTGTGCATCTATGTCAGTACACGGGATTGAAAGATAAGAACGGAATTAAAATATTTGAAGGAGATATAATAGAAAGTAATGGTTACAAGCATATTGTTACTTATAATGAAAAATTAGCAGGCTTCTATGCTGTTAATGCAAAACACCCCGAAGATATATGCGGAATTAATCAACAATGGATAAACGAATGTAATAAAGTTGTTATTGGCAACGTAATAGATAACCCAGAAATGGTGAAAGAAGGCAGCAATGAAGCGTAGGTGTCTAAACTGTGAACACTGTTATAACCCCATGTCAGGTAATGAACGTATTGATAATCAGAGTTGCGACTTTGGTTTGAAAGAAGGTGCTGCTCCTGTTGGAGAATTTTGCTATATGGATGGTAAACGGTTAAAGAATTTGAGAAAGGAGATAAAAAAATGAAAGCAAAAGTAAAAGATATAGGGGAGATAGTAGATGTAAAGTTTGTTGTTCACCCTAACCCAAATGTTGATGATACTTATTGGTGGTGCGAGGATAAACAAAAAAGTTATCATAAGAATGAACTTGATTTCATAAAATATGATATTGATTGGGAGCAACGCAGGTACGAATTAGCAAAAGAAGCAATGAATGGTCTTTTGTGTGCTATTGTAGATGGAGTTAACCCAAAGCCAATTGTTGAAGATACTGTAAATCTTTCTCTGACACTTGCTGATGAATTAATCAGAAAACTGAAAGAATAATAATAAATGTGGAAGGTATGAATAGAGAACTTATATTTAGAGCAAAGTGTGCTGGTGTCTGGCGTTATGGTCATTATGTACATTTTGATAAAAAGCCAACAAATCCATTCTTTAATTCCAAATACAATGATTTCATTATAACTGAGGACGGACATTGTTATCCAATCACAGATGTTTCATCAATAGGTCAATATACAGGATTAACTGATAAATATGATGATAAAATTTTCGAAGGTGACATATTAAGATGTTATAAGCTATATAGTTATTGCATTAATCCAGATTGTGACCTTGCGTTACAGGGATATTCAGGCAAAATTGCAAAGATAGAATTACCCGTAGAATATATTTTTGATGGCTTTTGCTTGAATGATGGAACTTGTTATCCAATACCAATATCAGTTTGTGGTTTAAATGAAGAAGATATTAATGAAATAAAACAAAATATAGAGAACGATTCTTATTTTGATACCAATGGATATAAACTTGATGATACTATTCTTGGTGTTGAAATCATCGGAAATGTTACAGATAATCCCGACTAATTTTAATTAATAAAATATGAAGAAGTTACTTTTTAATGATAAATTTTGTCTGACGCAGGCAGTGCTTAATGGTACTAAGACAATGACAAGGCGAATCATCAAACACCCTAAGAAAATGAACGGTATAGACGTTTTTGACTTTCAAGTGTGCAGAACAGGTGAAGGCGCATGGTGGTTTTGATAATGGTGGTTCAGGTCAGACTGATGGGTATGTAGTAACCAAGAACGACCCGAATCATGGCTGAGAAGATGAATTTTAGATAATAAAAAGACGAGCTAATGAATTTGTTTCACAGCTCGTCTTTATGTTTTTACTGTTGTAATGGTTTGACTTCAAATGTTTTCCCAATTGAATCTCTATATGTTTTGTATGTTTCAACGAGTGAAGCATCCACATATAGATTAACCAAATTATTGGTTAATTCAGATGGTAATAAATTTGATATATCTTTCTTACCAATAATTTTTAATTCATGTATATTATCGTCAAATTGAAAAGCCGTTTCATCAATATAGGTGATGGTGTCTGTTAATGTTACACTTGATAAAGACATACACGTAGAAAATGCATAATCTTCTAATCTTTTAATTGAAGCAGGTATAGTTATTGATAATAAACTTGAGCATGTACTAAATACACTAGATTCTATTGTTGTAACACTATCAGGTATATTTATTGATTTGAGACTCATAAAACCAGATAGATGGCTAATTTCAGTAATTTTGTCAGATAGCTGTATATCGGTAATATTACCTACATCTATATTTGGAACCTCTGTAGATAATGAAATTCCATCAAGTCTACTCTTTCTGTATAACTTTTTAACGCTCGAATCATTCATAGTTAATATTACGTCTGGAACTAAATTATAATGAATCCCTGACACTTCCCCATCATTTTGCTTAATAACAGAAACATATGGTTCTAAATAATCATTACTAGTTTCATAGCTTTGTCTATCAGTAATGTTTGTGAAATACTTTAAATATTTTGCCATTTGTTTATAGATTTTATTATATATAAATATCTTTATTTAGCTGATTATTCATTTCATAATTAATTTGCTCTTAATGTTAATTCTGATGCTAAAACAGGAAAAGAACTTGGTCACGAACCAATAACGGATTTTTAATATATTTTTTATATTGATTTTTTGATATATTATATTTTTTCTGTATCTTTGCATAGAATTAAAAATTGTTCATGAAGAAGAAATATGTTTCAAAGAATATTTATTGTATGGCTGAAGCTATGAAATTGAAAGATGTACCTGATGGTGTACTTCCATTCAACATTGATTGTGATGAAGAAATGGATGGATATTTGGTAACAAATCATTATGGTGAAGTTACTTGGACCCCAAAATCATTTTTTGAAGAAAACTTTACATTAGCAGATTCATTCATTGATAGAATGCAGTTAGAATTGAATGAATTGGATAAACGTATTGGTAAACTTGAAAAGTTCATTGAATCCGATTCGTTTATGTCTTTAGAAGTAACTGATAGAAACCTATTGAACGAACAGCTTCAAGCCATGCATAACTATTTAGGTGCTTTGAGTTGCCGAATGGAAAGAGTGACATATAATTAGTCACAAACATAGTTTAACTATATAACTTGATAGATATATTTCTGTCAAGTTATTTTTTTGTTTTTAATGTCAAATTAGATATTTATTTTTATATATTAATATTAAAATGATGAGAAAAATTATTATATGTGAAAACCAGTTTGCAAGTTTATTTAAAAGAAGTCGTTTAATTACCGAGAATCGTGCTTCAAAGAACCAATCTTTGGCAAGACGTATGGTCAAACAATTAGCACCAAACTTGGATGATAAAGATGTTACCATGAAAGTCCTACATGACATTCCAAATGTACGTAAGGCAGACTTCCATTTATTCCCTGCAGCTGTAAGAATGGTAATAGAAGAAGGAAATGCGTTAGATGGGAATTTAATACAGAAGTTAAACAAGTTTATTGGTATTGCTGCACCAAAAGCAAAAGAGTTAGGACTTGACCAAAATGCAAACGGAATGTCAATGGACGAGTTTTTTAATAAGTTTAGTCAAGACGTTGAACAAGATGATAAACTAAATAAACAAGCAGCTACCAAGTATGATAATGGTGATAGCACTTTTGGGGGCTATGATATAGTTTTCATTCCAGACTTTAAAGCAGCAGAAAATTATGCAGAATACGTAGATTGGTGCGTGACTTACGATGAAGGGAATTATGACCAATATACCAATGGTGAAACAGGTTATTTTTATTTCTTTTTAAAGCATGGTTATCAAAATATAACAGAAGATGATGGAAATAAAGAAGAAGCACCTTTTGATAAATATGGTCTTTCAATGATTGCTGTATCATTCTATGAAGATGGAAGTGTAAATACAATTACAAGTCGATGGAACCATGAATTAGAAAATGGAAATTACGATGGCGACCACATTATGAGTGTAGAAGATTTATGTAAATTAGTACATGCTAATATATATCAAATATGTGTCGATAAACGTCCTAAAAACGAAGTACCATCATCATGGAAATTGATTAAAGAACTTCCTGATAATCAAAATCTATATTATGATAATGATAAAAAAGATTATCTTGTAACTGATAAAAATATACGTCGTGTTAAATATTTTGAAGGTAAAAAAGCAATAGTATACGAAGGATTTGGAAAGGAAAATTATGATGCATTAATTCTTACCAATGGAGAAGTTATTGGTGGTAAAGACCTTTTCATTGGAGAACATTTCTTCTTAGGTAATAAACTATATGTTAACTTAGACTTTAAAGTTTATGAAATGAATGAAGAAACTGGACAGTTAACAGAAAATCCAGATTTGAAAAGATTCTCTCTTAGAAATGGTTATATCATATTGGCTAATAAAGATGAAAAAATTAATATATTATATCCAGATTCTAAACAACTTTTTTCAAAAGAATGGTACGATAAACTTTATGATTTCAGAAACTTAAATGTTCTGCAAAAAGATAATTTTTATGCAATAATAGACATTCCTGAACATAAATTTGTCTCTGATTGGATGGAGCGTCAATTCTTTACAGGTTTCTTCTTTGTTTTCAAGACAAAACAGAATAATTTAGCCGTTTATAAATATGGTGACAATAAACCATTCGCAATTGTTGATGATGTTGTAAAAATAGATTTCATCACTATAGCTGTTAGAAAAGGAATGAACTATTATTCTTTATCACTACCAAATAGTAATGATGAAATTAGTGTGAATAAAATGACACGAGAAGAATTTGATTCTTATAAATAGCATAATTTTATGAATAAAAAGATAATTAAAATAAATGAAAGTCAGTTCTTGCGTAATTTTGCTAATGGACACTTGATTACCGAAAACCGTGCTTCCAAGAATCAATCCTTAGCACGTAAAATGGTACGTTCTATTAATCCAAATTTAAATGATAAACAATTTACTGAAAATCTACTACATAACATTCCAAATGTCAGAAAAGCAGATTTTCATTTGTAGCCAGCTGTAGCGAGATTTGTTCTTGAAATGGGAAATAAACTTGATGCAAACACAATATTAGAGCTGAATAAATATATAGGTATTATTGCACCTAAAGCTAAGGAATTAGGTCTTGACCAAAATGCAAACGGAATGTCAATGAATGACTTCTTTAGTCAGTTCAAAGGTAATGTATCACAGAGCGAAACTGATGACCGTGAAGCCAGTGCACAATATGGAGATAATAATGATGGTAAATACAATGGCTACGAAATAGTACCAATACCAACTTTCGATAACGCAAATGAATATAGCCGTTATACTGATTGGTGTGTAACACAAGGTGAAGAATATTTCTTAAAGTACACTAACGATGGTTCAGGTATTTTTTACTTCTTACTAAAGAATGGTTTTGAAAACGTGCAAAGAAAACAAGGGGCTAACTGTCCATTGGACGAATATGGTCTTTCAATGATAGCTGTTTCATTTAGACATGATGGCTCTGTGAATACAGTAACATGTAGATGGAACCATGATAACGGTGGTAATGACTCCATAATGACTCCAGCACAACTTTCTAAATTAATAGGAACCGATATATATAGTATATTTAATCCAAGATGAAGATGGAATGTATGTTATCTCTGAAAAATTTGGACTATTAACCAATCTTCCAATAGAAGACACCTTCTATGTTACACCAGCGAAAGGAGTACCAGATAAATGCGTATACTTGATTATGTGCCAAACACATGGAATTGCACTAATTCAAAATAAAGTATTTTTCTCTCAAGTTTCATTAAATGATTTCAAAAAACTCAATGAACTTACAACCATTACACCAATGGATATTAGAGAAATCTTTACTTAAAAAGAATGATATGATGTGATATTTTAGGGAATAAACATACGTATCAATACACGGCCGCCATTAAGTGTTATTATCTTAAATGTTAATTATTTACAAATTGTAACTATCTGATAATCAGTATATTATAATATACATATATAAATACAAAAATATATAAAATTGAGGCGTATTCACGAAGCGTGCTATTTAAAAAATATTTTTTATAAATTAAAGAGAGAAGTGATGAATAATGTCACTTCTCTTTTTTTGTTTTTTAACTATTATTATTTGGAAGTTAATGTATTTTTTGCTATCTTTGCACCAAATAAAATTATACATTATATGGACTATCGTACAGATATTAATAATTTTTCTTATGGTGTAACAATGAATGGTCGTAATGATATTAAAATAATTAGTTTTAATATCAACCTTTCTGACGTTAGTGAAGAGTATGGTAACGTCGTTATGCGTGTGGATTCATTTTCAAAAGATGATGAAATGTCATCAATAAAAGAATTAATTATTGATGATTTGTCTCTATATAACTGGATTGAAAGAGAAGATAAATTCCCTCTTTTGCTCGACAGTATTGCTAACTTTTATATTTGTAATCAATCTAAAATTAATCTCGAAGAATTATCAGATTTATTACATTTTGCTGTCAATATATTCTTTGATTGGGACATATCTTGTAATTCGTTTAGTGAATATTTGTTTCTTTTCCGAAAGTTTACTCTGTTATCTATTCCTTGCACGGAAATGCAACTTGCCTTATATGATGAAATGATAAACTATTTAAAATAAAGGAGATTATAATAATATAAATTTTTTCTTATGGAACACAAGTCAAAACAAAATAGACATATTAAACAACTCTCGTATTCTGTTGATAAATGTAAATGGAAATATTGTTATGGAGATGTTCTCCAAGTATCTTGTATTTACGAGCCAATTGATGAAAATTATGGGTTGGTAGTTTTACGAATTACAACAACATCTGAAGATGATACAATAGATAAAGAAGTTTATACATATACTTTATGGGAATATACTACTGAACAATGGATAGAGGAGGAAGATAAAATAAATTTTCTATTACAAAAATTCAACGACTATATTTTACGACATCCAGTTGGTATGAAATCAATCTATGCATTGGATTTATTTAAAAAAATACCTTCTATTATTTCCGAAGAGAACTTTGATGAAAAGAGTGTTAATGAAAAATATATAAGAAATATTCTGTCACAGATAAAATTAATATATCAAAACTTATGAAAGAAAAAGAAATAAACTATCCAACAAATATTCAAGTATTTGAGAATGGATTAATATTGGGTGATTTATGTCTTACGCAAATGAACTGTATTTTAAAAAGTTCAAGTAGACGTATAGAACTTGACTTCAAATATCATTATAAAGATGAGGACTACATATGGACTAATAATTGTTTGTATATTTTAGATGAAGAAAGCGAAGATACTTTTGAAGTTATTTTACCGCTCTTCTACGATATTGTTAAAGAAGCTGAAGATATATGCATAACAAAAGCAATTCTACTTAAAGGTATGGATATGGATGTGGACATTGCTTTAAGCACAATTAAGGAAACTTTTGAACTGTGTTTCCATAGAACAATTGCACACTTGGAAAAAATAAAGAATGCAGAAGATAAATTTGAAAAAATAGATAGTGCATCTACAGTACTCGATGTTATTAACGAAGAGAATAAAGTAGAATTTGAAGATTTTTCAATCATACATTTAGAATGTCTGTTTGATGTATTAGATAACTGTTTATTAGTTAACTACAGATACAAATATACGGGGGAAGATTCTGATGATTTTACATATTCAAATACAATTAGACTTCTTAAAGATAATAATGTTGAAGATATTATAGATTATTATCCAATATTTAAATTAGCGGTATTTGCAGGTCTAAATAATGCTAAACATGAATATCAAGATGCCCAGCAATATTATTGTGAAAAAGATGCGATAAAAGAAGAACTTAATAAAAGCTTCTTGATTACGTATGCGCACATTCAAGTTTTTAAAGAATTAAACAAATGATAAATAATATGGTTGGAAAAATTGAAAAATATCCCATCAATGCATGGCTGTTTCAAGATGGATTAAATCTTGGAGATATGTATATCAATAAGATGATGTGTTTCTTGAATTTAGAAAAAAAGTGTATTGAAATTGGCTATACATGGGTCACTGACGAATATACACAAGAAGATTTAGGGGAAATTGAAGAATTTAAAGTTTTTAAAAATCAATCTGAATTGTCTTATTTCTATCTTCTCCCAATTTTTGTAAACATTGCCAAACAGGTTGAAAAGAATATTATCGAATCATCCCCTTCTTTCAAACGAGATGAAATAAAATTTTTCAAACATTTCATTAAAAAAGAATTTGAAACTGCTTTCTTTAAAGAATATGCACATATTTTGGAAGCAGATATTAACAATGCCACTAAATGAATATATTGATATATATTTTCAACGAAATACATGCCTGATAACAGATACAATGTATTATCTTCTTACAGGATTGAAAAAATATTATCACTAATTCATCGTTAAAATGTATAGATTTATCGAGTCTATCCATTATTTATTTACAATACTATTATATGCGCCTAACTTAATTAAATAACTTAAAACCCTAATGAAACATATAATTAATATAAGAACGAGTGATGAATTTAATGATATTAAATCTTCTATCAATAAGCCAAATGTTATCTTAATTAAAGAAGATAATAATAAACTCATTTATAATTTTATAGAGAAACTTAAAGATGTGTATAATTTGGTAACAGTACACGGAGATAGTAATGATATATTCATTTCAACAGATGATATACATTGCGACAAAAATCTCTCTCAAGTTATGAATAAAACTATTAAAATCAATAGATATGGATTTCCAGAAAAATGGCAATTTAAAGATTACAATACTTCTTTAACAGCTCTCGATAGATACACTTTAGAGTCGCTTATAGCCACTTATAATACAAATCTGATAGATAAGTTGTCTTTGAGTTTTAATGGGCTTAGACGCAAAGAAAATAAGAGTATAAGAGATTATGTGGGACAAATCACAACATTTGTTGATGCAAGTGGAAATATATTTGTTATTCAATATAATAAAGAAGAAAATAAACTAACGGTAAATGACTTTGAAATCTATAAAAATAACTACGTTCCAGATTACCAAATAAAACTTATGATAAACATATCAGATATGTTATAAATAACATATTTATAATAAACAATTAAATCTAATGAAACACTTTAAAGCAAAATTAGTCGCTTCAAAGCCATTAACACAACAATAACTGATTAATACAACATTATAATAAAATTATGAAACACATTAAACTTTTTAAAACACAAACAGAATTTGATAAATCGAATACGTTTCTATCTATTCCTAATGTTTCTCTTATATCAGATACAAATAAACTTATATATAACTTTAAGAAAGTCATAACCTTAGGGGGGGGGGTAATTTCTCCTTCGGTGGTCAATGCTATTGCTCTATAGATGACTTATGGATAGATGAACCAGTGTCAAACTTGTATGGTAGACAGTTTAAGACAAGTAGTAGTTATGTATCAGAGAAGGAACTTTCTCATTATACTACATCTGATTACTTATCTATTCTTAATAGAGATAATACTGAGGCTAGACTTTTACTATTTATAAAACCATTATCATCAAGCGAAAACAAATACGTTATAGAGAATAATACATTGACTGTATCTGACTATTTTGGAATAGTAACAAAGATAGAGTTTAACGGTCTTAAAAGAAAAGATAATGGTCAAAGAGACTTTGTTGGGCAAATGACATCATATATTGATAATAATGGTAATCCATTCATTATTGAAAATAAAACGGTAGATAAAGATAATCAACATACTCATTTTGTAACGAAAGATTTCTCTGAATATGAGAATGATTATTTGCCTGATAATAAGATTAAATTGTTCTTATATAATAATAACCACTTATAATAATCATTTATAATAAACTTTAAATATATTAATATTATGAAACACTTAATGATACTCAATACTTTACCTTTCTTACCAACTTATAATGAGAATCATATAGTCAAGTGGGAGGGGGGGGGGTGAAGACTCAAATCTCCCCTTTGTAATATTGACAAGAGATAATAATAAACTGACTTATACACCCGATAAGATATATCATTTTAAAATTGGTAATTTTATATTAGAAAGTCATGAATCATTTATATCTGTTGAGGATGTTCCTTATAACACTTTAAAAATGGAAGATACTATATGCTTTGAAACATTTGGCTATTTATACTTTCCAAAATATTATACCAATAGTCAAAGTCTCTGTGCTTTCCCATTCAATAATTTTGGTGTATTTAATAATGGACAATATTCTTTCACTATTAAATCAGATTCAATAGATGTAAAGTTAAAGAGAAACGACAATTTAATCACTACACTCACATTAACTGGTCTTAAAAGGAAAGATAGTGATACAAGGGACTTCGTAGGAGAGATAGCATCATATCAAGATAATTTAATAAAAGTAGATAGAACTAATTCTGATAATCCAACGGTTCAATTTTTATATTTTAATAATAGTCAATACAAAGACAACTACGAAAGAGAAGAAAGAATGAAATTAGCTTTTAATCCTTTCGATATGTTGTAGAATAATAAATAAAATAAATAATAGCTATGAAATACATTAATATTTTTAATTCAATGACAGACTTTAACAAGGATAAGCAAACGAATTTAAATCAACCACGTGTCGCACTTGTTAAAGAAAATGGGGGGGGGGTAGATAAACTCTTCTATATAAAGTTTAAGAATTATACTTATTTAGAAAGTTCTCTAATTAATGGTTCTAAAGGAAACTACATTTCAGTCGAGGATATACCTGTAAAGACAATACCAGAAGATATACCTAATGATGAAACAATAAGAACATGGAATGGTTTCAAACTTACAGGAGTTTATCCAATTCATTCTTCTCAATTTGATAATTTTTATAACAATTTAACGGTTACACCTGATTCACTTGATTTGATAGATAATGGTAAGTTAATTACCAAATTTACTTTAACAGGTCTAAAGAGAAAGAATAGTGATGAAAGAGATTTCGTAGGAGAGATTGCTTGTTATTTGGATAGTAGCAACGAACCCGTATTACTTAAAGTGGATAGAAGAAATCCTGACCATCCTACAGTAGAAGTGTTAACTAAAGTTAGGAGAGGTTTTAATAACTATATGGATAACCATGAGGTAGAGAAGAGAACAAAAGGTGTTGAAATATCGGTTGACCATTTGTAAATGAATTAAAGATATTAATCACATAAACTAATCTAATATACGAGAGAATGTGAAAGTAGAAATCATACTTTTCATGTTCTCTCTTTTTTTTTATATTTATTAATATAAAATTTAATTATAGGCTTATGTTTAGACGTAAAATAATATTAACAGAAAATCAATTTTCAAATATATTTTTTAATGGTCAACTAATAACAGAGAACCGTGCTTCAAAGAATCAGTCATTAGCACGTAAGATGGCGCGTTCTATTAATCCATCTTTGAATGATAAAGAGTTTACTGAAAACGTTTTACATGACATTCCAAATGTAAGAAAGGCAGATTTTCATCTCTATCCAGCTGTGGTAAGATTTGTATTAGAAAATGGTGATAAACTTGATAATGATACAATTCAAGACTTAAATAGATATATAGGTATCATAGCACCCAAAGCAAAGGAATTAGGTCTTGACCAAAATGCGAATGGAATGAACTTACAAACCTTCTTTAATCAGTTTAAAAACGATGTTTCTAATACTGAAAAAGATGACCGTGAAAATAGTGCACAATATGGAAATAATAACGGCAAGAATAATGGATATAAGATAGTTCCGATACCAACATTTGAAAAAGCAAATGAATATAGTAAATATACAACTTGGTGTGTAACACAAAAAAGAGATGCTTTTAGCCTTTATACGAATAGTGGAGAAGGTATGTTCTATTTCTTATTGAAAGACGGTTTTGAAAATGTACCAAAGAGACAAGGCTCTAACTGTCCATTGGATGAATACGGTTTATCAATGATTGCAGTATCATTTAGACAAGATGGCTCAGTAAATACAGTAACATGTAGATGGAATCATGATAAAGGTGGAAATGATAATATAATGTCACCATCAGAACTTTCTCAAGTAATTGGTCAAGATATTTATTCTATTTTTAATCCAGAAGACCTATCTAAAGGACTTGACTTAATTTGTAAAATTCCTTATCATTCAAAAGAATTATTCTTGTATAGAGATAATGACAAAAATGATTTATTCATTAGTAATTCTTTTTTAGATGATAAGACTTATTTTAAAGGAAAAAGCTACATAATATACAATGAAGAAGACGGTAATAATACAAAACTACTAATTACTAAACAAGGTCAAGTAATAGGTAGTACAACTTCAATAAATAAAAAGATACATATAAAAGAATTTGATGATTTAGTAGTTATAAATTTCCCAGATACTTTAAAAGGTTCTGGTATATATTATCTCAACAATATGGAGAAAATAGAAAATTCTCCTACTTTTGGTAACTTTATGGAAATAGGTAATATATTAATGCTGAACCATTCTGTAAACGAAATTTATCTTTTCAATATTAAAACAAAAGAATTTATATTTGATGAACCTATAGAATATTGTTCCCGTCCTTATTATGATAAAAATAAATTAGTATGTCTGAAAAAAGATTATATTTCATTTATCAATGGAGTTTCAGGTGAAATAATTATGGATTGGAGTAAAATCACATTTAGAAATAAAAATATTATCCTATTGAAAACAAAAGAAAATGGAATATATGTATTCGATGAATATGCTTCCCCATATTTTAATTACCCATTAAAAGAAATATATAAAATACAATCTAAAAATGATAAAGCAAATAATTACTCATTCCTATTTTCATTCACAAAGGAAAATCTAATCTTTAATAAAAATGGTATGTGCGAAGATGCTTTAAATAGTACACAATTACAAGAATTGTTTAACGATGAAAATACTATCATAACTAAATTAACTTTGAAGCAATTATGTAATGAGATAATAGAATAATTGATGAAACAAAAATTCATTTCAATACATTATATGTAACATATAAATTAAGAGAGAGAAAACAATATTAAAAAAATAATATATTTGTTTCTCTCTTTTTCTTTTTACATATATCACCAAACCATCTAATAATAAAACAAATAGGAAAGAATAAATAACTTGGAATATACACTATAAATAAACGTAGATGTATATAATATAAATTCTTGCCTTCCAACTATATAAAAGAAAATAATCTAATATATAGCATTCTTTAATAAAGGAAATTTGAACAATATAGTATATAGAGAAAAATTTATAAATGATAGAGAATTAGAAATATATAGAAATAAACTATATGAAATAAAAGATATCATAAGACATAACTATAAGGTAATATTATATATAAAAAACACAAACATAAAGGAAAACAAATAAATGAAACTCTTGATTTATAGATAATAAAATACTATGAATAAGGAAAACATGATAATAACATATAAATAAACATATAGGTATATAATACAAACTCTCGCATCCCAACTATAAAAAAGATATACTATATAAAGAATAGATAGATAGAAAATACTATATAGAAGAAGAAAAACATATATAATGAAAAATTAATAATATAAGAAAATAAAAAGAAAAGAAACAAACAATATACTATAATATATTTTTAACTATATAGAGATATAATAAGAAATAAGATAGAAAGAATTATATATAGACATATAGAAATATTATTATATCTGAAATATAGAGATATTAAAATATAGATATGATATGAAAATATAATATTTCAGATAAATCATTATAATATGAAAAAAATAGATATACTGAAATACTGTATTATAAAATTATAGAAGTATAGACATATAGGAATATGAATTTATTGTACTATGTAAATTGTATAAGATGAATTTATTGTAATAATATATATGAGATTATATATGTGTCATTATATATAGGAAAGAAGTATAACCGAAAGGGAGAAATACAGCAGGTGGAATGTTATTTAAGTGATAACTGTAAGGGAGTGCAACGGAAGGAGATAGTTTGTAGAGGAAGGGAGGAATAGGGAAGGATTGTGGATTGATTAATTATTTCAGGGAGTTATAGTGTAAGGGAGGACGTTCTGAGTGATAACCGAAGGGAGTGCAACTGTAAGGGGGAAAAACCCCAAGCGAAATGTTACTTGATGGAATATTACATGAAATGTAACGGCAAGGGATGAAAATTGATGAAAACGTGAAGAAAGGACTGTTTGGTGTCCATTTTTACCAAAAAAAAAAATAAAATTTTATAAAAAATTTTGAAAAATTAAAAAATTGGGAATATACTATTAAATAGTGTTTATGTTAATTGCTTTATTTATCAATTTAGTTAATAGATATAAAATATTATGATTTTATTTGGTAGTTTAAAATAAAAGTAGTATCTTTGCATTGTGATTTAGAGAAGTCTTGTTCTCCTCTGAGTTTTTTCACTCAGATTCATATATATTTAATGGAAGCGTACAGCAGATTTTTCTTATAAAATAGTATGGCTTATTTAAACAACAATTGCTTCCTATTATAAGCGGACAAGGTGTGATGGTGCACGCTGTGTTAAACCAATACAGAGGAGTGGTTCGATTCCATAGTCCAGCTCGTTTGGTGCGTGAGGAGGCTCGTCTGCTATTTTTATGAGATTGCTGCAATGCAGAGAGACCTCCTCATTTTGTGTATGTATCCTGCTCTCTAAAAAGTGCAAGTTATGTAGAATCTATGTTAGTAATCATGTACCGAGAGGTAATCACAACGTGCGTGAGAGAGTCAATGCTTGACCTTGTTGTTTTTAACAATATACCGCAAGGTAATCACAATATAATTACTTAAATATAAGTTTTAATTTGTTTATATTTTTAGTTGACTGTGCTTGCCTGAGATAGGTAGGCACTTTTTATATATTAGATAATATTTATAAAGGATATGAAAAAGAATAATTATATAAGACCATTATGCAGTATGGTAGAAGTTGGTAGTGAACTGCATTTATTGAGTGTAAGTAATGAGGGCGAATATCGTCCTGCAACTGACCCTTGTGGTAATATTCATAATGCCACATCTATTGATGAGTTAATTAGAGGCGGTAAGAAGAATGAGAATGGTAATTCTTGTGATAATACTTGTCCTGCTACATTTTCATTTAGTAAGTAACGTTAAAATCCCTCAATAGGTATATTATTATCTACTGAGGGATTATTGTATTATATTAGTTGAAATTATTTTTGAGTAGTTGTTTTGTTTCTTTATCTATTGTGTTGTGTCCACAGTGCCATTTATTGCATATAGGACAGTAATATGATTTCATTCCTTGTGCTATTAGTTTGGGATGTTGTTTAAGCCATTCTTCTGCATCGTCTTCTGTTTCGTAAGTTACTTTTGTTTTCCATCTATTTTTATCTGTTCGAGTCCAGTGACATTTATCTGGTTCAAACTTTTTAGGTGGTGTTTTTCTGTAGTACGTCTTTTTCATCCGCATTACTTGTTTTTGTTGAATTTATTAGTTTATTAAATAAAAAATAGGCAAGCAAATATCTTATTATATTGCTTACCTATAAATATATAATTTATGTATTCTTTATATCGTTTTTCGTTTAATATGTTGTGAAATTAAATTTGTGATTATAAGTTTTGTCATTCTATATAGGATGTATAGTAGAATGTAATATGTTCCTATGTTGATGATACAATTTATCAACTTATTACCTAAAATAATCATTATTATGTTTATTGCCGTAATAAGGATTATTTGTCCTATATTATATAGTTGAATAGTTCTCTGAATATTATTTTTTGTTTCTACATCTTCATCTTCATCAAACGTGATTAATTCAAATGCGTTCATTATAATAAAGAAAGCATTAATAAAGAATAATAAGAATGAGATATATGAATAATTCAAATATTCGTTAAAAGAAAATATTTGAAATGCCGACATATTAAATAAAATAAAATATAATAGACCTATATAAAGGATTTGTCTTGTATTCATAATTTTATGGTGCTGGTTGATGATGTTTATTAATTGTATCGTTGTTTCTTAGAACTCTTCTAAGTTTAATATTGCTATTTAGTTTCTTATATAGAAGAATGATTGTTATAACGAATAGAATGTATCGCACTAATAAGAAATATATACTTTCTAATTGAATTGATACGTTTAATAGAGTTACTAAATAACTTGTATGTAGAATAAACAATAAGAAATAAATAATATATTTTAGATGTCTATCTTCATTTGTTAAAGTACTATTATTTTCCTTTATTTCAATATTTCTATTGAGTAACACGCTATTTTCCGATAGTATTGTTATATCATATGCAAATAGTGCTATAGAAGGAAATGCTAAGCAAATAAAGAGTGTTAATGGAAAGGAGCTTATCGTTGTAGAATAGGTATCCATTAAATTATTTATTAGTATTCCAATTGTTAGGAATAAAAATACTCCTATCATGATTTTACTAAAGATATATTTCATATAGGATTAATCTTTTAGGTCTAATATTGAGACATAAATAAATGTTAGCAATGTAATCACACCTATTTCAAAATTGGTATTTGCCCATAGTTTAGATAATACCATTGAAGCGAAAATACAAAACAAAAATTTAAAAATTATATATAATGTTTTTTTCATTTTTCTTTATTGTTTTTTATAGTTTTCAATAAAATTTCTTATTTCAAAACTTGTCAGCATTACAAAGTATAAAATAAGAGTTTGATATGGGGTAAACTTAAACGATATTGCAAATAGTAATGTTATTATTCCTGCACATATACAATTAAGAATATAATGTTTCATAACTTTATTTTTTATTTAGTAATTTATCTATTTTACTTTCAATTCCCATTAGTAATACTATTATCATAAATCCAATAGCAGCTATTAATGATTGGAATGAAGTTTGACACGCATAATCAATTACAACGCATACTAAAATACCCTAAAGTATGCTTACTACCACTGATAAGAATATTGCAAGTTTCATAATTTTATTTTTTATTATTATCGTTTAGAATATAATTTTTTGAATAGTCTAATAACTACACCATACAATTCAAATGAATAATACTGGATATAACGTATATGGTACGCTGTACGGACTTATTTTACTTTTTATGTATGTCAGTAACCGTGCAGGTATTATAGAGGCTGAGAGAGCAATTATTAGTATTCCTCATCTTCGTTATTTATACAATTATCTTGATTTGTATGACCATAATCATTAAAAGTTGCTTCAATGATTGGTGGCATTATAAATGTAAACATTATCATAAAAATAACTGTTGCTGTTATGGTATATAAAGTGCCATATACTTCATTTGTTCCGTTGAGCCAATCCCATTTTCCAAATGCCAATGCGAATGTAATATATGGTAAAACATAAGCAGGAACAGATACCATTAAGAGAACTTTTGCTAATAATTTTAATAACTGCATAATTTTATTATTTGTTTATATTATTATTTTCTTCTAAATATCTATTTTTATGTTTGCAAAATTAAGTATAAAAATTGATATAACCAAATTATTTTAGTTAATATAAATTAAAATAAAAAATAGGATACCGTTTTGTTAGTATCCTATTAATGGACTGTCAATGAGACTTTAGCTCATTGGCTTCGGGTTTCACTGAGGAATGGCTTTTCAAAAGGTCGGTTCTTACTTCCTCTCCACCCGTGTAATCGCCAGTCCCTGACGATGTAAGGTATATATAGTTTCATAATAATTTAACTTCAAAAAGTTTTTTAAACAAATAACATACTCCTAATATCCCTATAAGGATAGGAACATTATCTGGTGAATCTAATTTAATAAAGAATGGATTCCAATATATATGTGCTTGTCCTATAATCAGTGTTATAATTATAATGAATATCATCCATATAATTGTATATGTCATTTTTTTATTCAGCATAATATATTTGATGTTTTTTATTATTTCTATTATAATTGGATAATTGTTTATCAAATAGTTTCACGAGTCCTTTATGATACCATAATTCAGCATCGTCTTGTGCATCTTCTATTATATCATATTCACCAAGTTTTTCATTGTCTGGAGATAATAGAATAACCTTTTCAGAAGAAAAATTATCTATAGTAATAAGTCCAAATATAGTGATAGCATATTGAAACGTTTCATCTTCACCTTCCCATTGTAATTTTGGGAAGGCTCTGACATAATTTTTGATATTTATTATTGCTTTCATATAGTTTTGAAATTATAAGTCAGTATATATGAATGGAGAAACATATTTATAATCTTTCTTATATTCTTCTTTTCTACATTCCGTATATGGAAGAATATATGGTAAAAGATATTTCTTTGATAAAACTATATCTTCATAATCAAATCTTGGAATCCATTTGTTACTATATACTTTTCTTCTCATTTATTTTCTATTTTGGATTTCTTCTTGGAAGTTCATTAGAGTTTCTTTAACTCGCCTGATTGCTTCATCGACATCTTCTTTATTTGTGAAGTAGTTGAAATTATTTAAATCTCTTTTTAATGATTTATCTGTTGTTCTTACAAAACCTTCTATATTTTCATTAATAACATAATATGGCAATGTATTGTCAAGAATATCTTTCGCTACTTTAATATTATGCGCTATCTTATTTTCAATAGCCTTATCTATTATACATTTCTTTTCAACAGATGGTACAATAGTTTCTTTATTAGAAGCATCATCGTTTACTATTTCACCTTCGGCTTCATTAGAATTATTTTTATAAGCATTCCAACCATCCCAGATGTATCCTTCTTTTCTCATACGTTTTAGAAGAATTATTATTTCCATTTGACTTGCAAAACGAAGCGTAACAATGTCATCAAGATTAAGCGAAGGACATCTCTTTAGACATTCTATGCCAGGGTAATATGCAATTATAGGATTTAAAAAGCCACTCTCATTTACTCTTCCATCATGTATAAAGGTTGCTACTACTTCTCCGAACTTATCCAGTATAGTAAGAAAAATTCCTCTTGAAACAGTGTCTAATCTTCCTTTATTAATTTCACCAATCACATTCATTTTATCATTCTTTGTTACAGAATCATATAACGATGTTTTAATATTATCTGTATTCATATTTTATTCTTCTATTAATTGTTTTGTTTTATTATTCCAAGTATATCTTAATGTTAAATTTTATTTTCCATATTTCTGCTTATTGTAATTTACAAGCATTTGCTTCATTTCTTTTAAGAGTTCCGTTGCATCTTCTTCTGTCTTAAAACAATTGTGTAAAGATATGCGGTGTTGGTGCACTTCATTATTAATATTTCTTGCGTCTATTACATTGAACTTTCTATTAATAAAGAAATACGTTTCTCCAATTTTAGGGGTCCAGAATAAGTTTACAAGTTCTTTTTTATTTTCATCCCACTTGTAATTCTGTTCTGCTAACTTCTCCTTGAATAATTTAATATCTTCATCTGTAGCATATGTCCATTGGTCTAAATGAAGTCCTAATATATCTTCTGCGGTAAGAAACTCATTGCTACTTCTGAAGTATTCAACGTACCCAATGATTTCTCCTCTATCTGATATTTCTTTAAAGATTGCTATTGCATCACCATTTTTTGTTTTGATAAATTCACCATCCTTAAACTCTTTGAAGAAATATATCTTTTCATCCTTAATTTCTGCTCTATATCCCTCTGGAATATTGATAGGTTGTATTTCTTGTGGAATTTGAATTACATTATCACCAATATTCGTTTTTATCATTCTTGGATTTGAGAATAAGTTATTTTCATCATTATCCCATACATATCCATTTGAAGCCATTATATCAAGAATATAATCTTGTTCATCACCTGTAGCATATCTCCAAGGTGTATATCTATTATATTCCACTAAGACATTACCATCTGCAGGTGTATGCCATACTCTCATCTTGAGATTATCGGCAGTTATTTCCTTAAAGATAACAGTTTCTCCGTCTCTGAAATGAATAATGTCACCACACCTGAGTTTGTTAACTTCTAATTCATATTCCTTACGTATTTCTTTTACATCATTATGCCAAACATAACATGTATCTTTTAATCTACGTAAGAAAATTTCTTTGTCATAATTAGTTGAATATTCCCAAGGGTGAGCTGGATTAAATTTTTCAAGTTTGCAATTATATCTTTTTTCTTCATTATTAAACCTCATTGTCCAACCTAATAACCACCCAACATATTCGTATCTCATGAAAATAAATGTTGTATCTCCGTCAATGCTGGTAAGGAAATCACCTGTATTGAACTTTTGCTCAGTTTCTTTCTTAACCATTTCTGTTTCTTTTTTATTATCTTTTAAGGTTGTTGCTTTCATTTCAATGACTTTCATAGAATCGGGGTCCCATATATATCCGTTTTTCAAGAGTATTTGATTAAATTCATTAATTTCAGAATCATCCATTCCACGGAAAGACCCATCATTAAAATCAACCACTTCTCTAAGTACTATTACATTACCCGAATTGGTTGAACGATAAAAACCTATATATAGGTGAATATATTTACCAAATTGTGAGAACGCATTATCATTAACATCGTAACCACTATTTAGTGAATAGGTTTTAACGATTCCACTCATATTTCCATTAGTAACATAAGCGCCTCGTTCAAAGCTTTGAAATTTATCCATTTGCTGCATCTTGTTTATTTATTTGTTCTCTTAGTAAATCATAATTAAACTCTTGTGCAGCTTCTTTTGCTTCTTCCACCGTATTATATTCAGCTTGGAGTTTATCATCAAAATAAAGTTCTACTAAGCCATATTTAATTTCTTTGATTTTATAGAATACTTTATATCCACAGACTTCATTATCTTTATTCCAGTTTAACTTACCAATCTTATCAATAATATCATTGGTTGCAGCCCCATAGCTCATTTCTAAGGCGAATAAAGCATCTTTGGTAGGTATTGTATCACCGAAGTTACTTTTGCGCCTTACGTAGTCATTAATGCGTTCTAAGATAGAGTTATAATTCTTCTTTTCCTTCATTTCCATCTCCATAGAATAATTCATTTAATCTTGAGTTGTAATTTTCTTGTGCTTTTTCTCTTGCTTCATCGAGACCTTTGAACTTTCCATATTTAATGTCATTAATGAAAAGTAGATAACCGCCACCTAAATATATCGGATAAATTTCATATTTAACTTTATATCCGTATGCTTTATTGTCTGTATCCCATTTCAAATCTTTTATTCTTTCTTGTGCATCAGTAACACCTAAAGCATAACATACTTGACAATATGAAATAATATCATTTATTTGAATTTGGTTATCTGATATTTTTTCTTGTAAAGTTTTTTCTATTGTCTTCGTTCTCTGAAAGAAAGAAGTGTAATCATCAATTTTAATTTGTTCATTCATCATATATTCATTTTTTATTTATGTGGCAAAGGTAATAAAAAAAATATTATATACCAATATTATTAAGTTAAAAAATATAAAATGTGCAGTATATTATTTGTATAGTTGGAATTTTTTATTTAATTTTGTACCTATTAAAAAATTAAACTATGTATATGAATTTATTATTTATTATTTTTGCATTAATAACAAGTTTATTGGCAATTTTATTCGATGGGCTATATATACGTCGGAAAAGAATATCAGGTGTTAGAATTTACTTATTTAAACGTTTGTTTTTTATTCTAATGTTTTTATCTATGTTATCTCTTTCAATTGGCGTTATATTGACTGTTCTGTCATAATTAAAATATTGTTGCTTTATTTGTGTGTAGCACATGGTTGATTTTTATATCTTCCATGTGCGCTTTTTTTATTCGTATTATTCTACTATTTATGTATGAATAATTTAAAAAATTTATATATAATATATGATTATGACTATATCAGAAAATTTAATCGAATTAAATAAAATAAAGGATGGTATTAAGACTACTGTCAATAAATTCGGTGGGAATTGTGCAGATGATTTTACTGGGTACTGATTAAATATTGAAAGAGTAATGATAGAAGGACCTATTAGGGACGGAGAAACACTTGAATTGAATATAAGTGAAGGTGTTCAAAAAATTAAAGATTACGCTTTCTATAAAAATGCTTTAATTTCAGCTGTGACAATACCTAATACAGTTCATACTATTGGAAATCAAGCATTCGGATACGCATCATCGTTAACAGGAATAACTATTCCTGAAAGTGTTACCGAAATAGGTAATGAGGCTTTTAGATTTTGCACCGAACTCACCTCTATTACTTTGCCATCCAGCCTTACTACTTTGCTACCAGGTCTGTTTTATAGATGTTCAGCACTTACGTCTTTTACATTTCCAGAAAATACAACGAATGTGAGTGAACGTATGTTTCAAAGTTGTAATCATTTATCTTCTGTCACATTTAATGAAAAAACGACAGTAATAGGTCCTGAAGCTTTTTCAGGATGTTCAGCACTGACTTCTTTGACACTCCCTAATACAATTACTGAAATTCAATCTGGTGGATTTATAGATTGTTCGAGACTGCAAGAGATTAATTTGTCTGAAAATTTGACTAAAATATCTGATACAGCATTTAAAGGTACAAGACAACTTAATAGTTTACATCTTCCAGACAGTATTACTTTTATTGGTGACAGTGCATTTACCGCCAGTCATATTGGAACTATAAATATACCAGCTTCTATACAGTCTTTGCCTAAGTCTTGTTTTTCAGATTGTGTTGACCTCAAGAATATAGAAATACCTACTTCGTTAAAAAGTATTGGAGATAACTGTTTTGATAGTTGTGAAAAACTTACTCAATTGGATTTATCACATACGTCCTTAACTACTGTAGGAGTTTCAGCCTTTCGGAATTGTAGAGCCTTAACAAGTATTACCCTACCAGACACAGTCACTTCAATTGGTGCACAAGCATTTTCACAATGTTATAATTTAAAAACTGTAACTTTACCAAATCAATTAACTACATTAGAAGAAGGATTATTCAATGTTTGTATGAATCTCACTTCAGTAACAATTCCAGCAAGTGTAACATTCATTGGTAGAGGGGTATTCAAAAACTGTAGGAATTTAACAGAGGTAACTTACACAGGCACTTTAAGTCAATGGAAAAAGATTTCAAAAAATAATTCATTTGAGAACATTTTTCCAAGTACCATAAAATTAAAATGTACTGATGGTGAAGCGAAACTTAGTGCATAGAAATGAACGATAGTTGTTCGTTAACAAATCCTAACAAAAGCGTTAGTTTTGTTACTAATCATCTGTAGGTATCTCAACCTACAGCGGAGCTATCTCTCATCGCCCGTATTAATATATTACGGGCACCATTAAGGTCCCTGTGGACCTTAATCCCATCATACGTAAACCACTCTTTACTGCCTAAGTTGTTCATTAACTCACCAGTGAAGCTATTGGTCTTACTTGTGTATGACTCATTTTGTTCGATGTATGTGATACCACATTCCTTGCACTTTTGCTTCAATCTCTCCTTAAATTCAAAGAATCGAAGAGATAGCATAGAGCGTACAACGCTCTTATGTAATCTTCTCCCTTTCTTTGTCATACCTTTAACCTCAAAAGGAGGAAAGACGATAACAGAAAAATTGTGTACAAGGTAGTTTATACATTGCCAGTGCAACTCATCTACCAAGTCTTGTATCCTATGATACGTTCTGTTCAATGTGCACTTTAACTTACCTTTCTTCCTCTTATCCTTTGTGAGTGCTAACCTGCTAAGCAATTTGTCACGCTTAAGGTTCAGATTCAGTATTCTGTCAAAGGAATGTATGCCGAGCCATCCAAATCGTCCATCTTCACTGAAATAAGTAAGGAAATTTCTTACCCCAGGGTCTAAAGCAACTATACTACCTTGGTTTTCGGTATGTACAGTTGTTATCTTCTGAGGTACAGAAAGATACCATCTTCCATGGTCATTAATGAGACGACAATCACATATATCATTTTTCAACCAATCTCTTTCAGAGAACTTTAGTTTCCCACTGAGTGTATGGTAAATACCGCTTTCTGACACAGCAGATTTAGGAATATAACAGCTTTGTACTGGGTTCTTACGACTCTTATAACGTAGCTTAAATGGTTTTCCAGTTTTCTTTGTCTTCTTACAGTTAGTTTGCCGTGCTGTATATGAGTCCTTCACTGCCATATTCTTTATCTGATAAGGTACAGTCTTTATGTAATCTTCTGTAAGCGAATGTAGTACTAAAGTACTCATCTTCATCCACCCTTTAAACTCAATGTCTTTCTCGTTAAAGTGATTAATGCATGTATTGTAGACTTTACGTTCCACACCGAACCACTGTTTAAAGAGTTGTTTCTGCTGTTGTGTCGGATAAATCCTTATACGTCTTGATTTTGTCACAACAGTGTCTGATAACATGCGTTCTGTATGAGATGACATGAATGTTTGCCCATAAGTATTCTCTGAGTTCGTATGGTGGACTGTAACTTGTTTTGTAGAGAACCATGACTTTACAGTCATTGCACAAGAAGAGTCGTCCCCCATAGACATAGCATTGTCTATGTCGTTGTGTGATAACAGGTGAGAACTTATGACTTTGCATAAGTCATCGTAAAATATCTTGCAGTCTTCCTGTATGGTCATGATTTTTATACTTATCTTATTAAAATATAATAAAGCCGTTGGCTTTATCAAGTTTTTATTGAAAATTATTAATAATTATTAGTAACTAAAGAACTGTTAACAACCTTTATTAGTTAATAATTTTATCTCTCATTTTCTTATTTAAAGAGAATGAGACTTTTTTTTGTATTATGAATATTTATGGTTATGAAAAGAATATTAATAAGAGAAAACCAAATGCGTCTATTGGAAAAGATATAAGGAAAAATGATTCCGACTAAACAATGGATGCAAGCAAAATACAATCAATTCAATAAGGAGTTATTTAATAAGTTCTTACCACCTTGTAGATTAATAGCAAGGAAATTGGGTTCTAAACATCTTGGAATGTATTCAACTAATTACGTTCAACCAGATGGCACTGTAACACGTGAAAATATCTATGACGTAGCAAAACCTACCATTTATCTTACAACGGCTTACAGTGCACCAGAAGAGGACTGGGAAAACACTCTGATACATGAGATGTGTCATTACTATACACAGTTTGATGAAGAAGGTAATGCACATGCAATAGATAGAGATAATAAATATCATGGTGCTGACTTTATGAATGCTACTAAGATGGTATCAGAAAGGTCTGCTGGTAAATATAATATTAATAGTGTTGCCACAGCGGAAGAGTTATCACGCATGGGCTATGAAACTAAAGATAGACCTTTCTCTAAGATGAAAGGAATACGTCTTATTAAAGGAACCTTTGCAGGTAATGGATTATCTTCTGAAGCATTTCTTTTAACGAAAAGTGAACTTGTTGCTAAATACTTATTAAACATAACAGCAGATAAGAGAATCTTTGTTACAGATAATACACAATTAATTAATATTCTTATGAAGGCAGGTTTTAAGGTATATTCTCCTTATTTAGCTAAGAAAGCTGTTTATATAGTAAATCCAAAGATTAAAGAATTATTTGATAAGTGTAGATTTATCGAAATTAAAGAAGGTGATATCTGATATCATATATAATTGTTTATTTCTTTTTTGGACCATATCTTTTCTATTATTAGATTAAATATGATTCTTGCTTTCTGTATATTTATTGTTTACTTTTCTTAAAGGATTATTTGTAATGAATTTATTAGTAAGATAATATATCATTATGATAAATAAACCACTTTCTGTATAAACATCCATTAACATTATACATAAAACTGTATATTGCTTGATTATCAATAAGTTATACTTATATAAGTACATATTTCCCAAAAATCATGTAGAACAAGAAGGATAAAAGATACATTATGTTAATTCATTTAACAATTAATAATTTGTAAATTATTGTATATTTTCCTTTCATAGTGTTTAACTCATATGCAATATTTATACAAGTTTTCTAACCACCACCCTACCCATCTTGTGTACACATTATGGTACACAACCGCCTACCTGCCTACCCGTATTGGAACGTACCGCATCACTTATTAATCAGAAAGTTGATATAAAAAAGAAGGGCTGCCCCGTAATTAGGACACCCCCTTAGCATTTACATTTTCGTTTTTAATAGCAGTTATATTTTTCTCTCTATTGTGATTAGCTTGCGGTATAATATTACTAAATCCATACTTATATAAGTACATATCACTCAAAAATTCTGTAGATTGAAGGTTTATTATTTATATCTTTATTGCATATACTTTTTATATCTCTTCTTCTTTATATTGTATCTATTATTCTAATCTTGATAGTATATTTAATCTTTATCTCCTTTTATAAATCATAACCGTATATCTTTTTATGAAGCATATGTTCTTTAATGGAACTTGAGATATATGTATTATATTATGATGGAAGTATATATCTTACGTTATTATCTTATATCTTATATAGTATGTATACATTATCTCTGCTGGTCTTTCTGTTCTGTCTAACCTTATATTATATGTAAGTAATGATAGTATTTGTAAGAGTGTAAATAGATATATATTTATATGTTTATATATATTCATAACCCTTGGTATAATATACAATGTATCTTACCATTCATATATAAGGTATTACTTGACACATCCATCCATGCTTAACTATGTATCTTCCGAACTATTTCAAGATACTTCTTGTCTATATAGGGTTTGATTTTAGGAATTAAAGTGAGTCATTTTTTAATAATTAGCATTGTACAATGTGATAATGCTTTCGGCGCTTGACTTATATAAGTACGCATTAATTCCGTTGTGATTACCTTGCGGTATAGTTTATAAAACGTTTTATGGTTTCTGTACACGTGAGTGTTCTAACGCTTTAGTCTTCAACGTGCACTCCACCATATTAAATAATAATTTTTAAACTATGAAAAAACTAATCATCAAAAATCTTTATTAATATAATATATTCAAATTAAGAAACACTTACTTGAACAATTGTATTTCTATTTGTTTTAAAACGTTCATCATTAGTTGTCCAAAAATAACAATATACCAGAAGGAGTGAACTTGAATCAAAAGCATTTTCACCTTCCTTCAATGTTGAATGAGTATTAACTCCATTCAAGTTTTCTTTTTCGTACTCTCTGACATGTTTATTATAAGCGTCCAGTTGTTCTTTGGTTAAATCAATTATAACCTTCTGATTATAATATTCGTTAAGTACTACATTATCAACCATCTTAGGTGATTTAACATAAGAAACCTTAATTGACTTACAGCGATTTATCATACTTAAATAAGTACAGGTAGTGTGTGTATCCAGAAAGGGACCATTCCTGTCGGATATGTGAAAGATTACCTGTTTTTCTCAATCACAATGCAAAGGTAAGGGTTTTTATTCGAATAACCAAATAAATCAAGAATAAAATTTAAGTAATAAGCATTTTTTAACAATTGAATGTTATTCTCCAATCTTCGTATAATATTATATATTCATGCGTACATTATTAATAGTATTTGCCATTTTAGGCACCTGTGAGAAGTGATAAGTGTGTAGAGTATATGTTTATGTGTTTTCCTGTTAAAGTCGCCTTAGAATGGAAGGAAATAAGTAATAGTTAAAAGTGTTAATTTGCTTTGTTATAAGAAATTTTATTCTTACCTTTGTGAAGTGAAATTAATAAAAAATAAAACTATGATTACGAAGTATAAGATTAGAGAAGACTTATATAAGTCTGTAAACGGACATACAGTTTATCGTATCGAAGCATTAAAGAATTTCAGTCGTGTGCAGAAGGGAGATTTGGGTGGCTGGATTGAGAAGGAAGATAATCTTTCTCAGGAAGGCACTTGTTGGGTATATGGTAATGCGTGTGTATATAGTGATGCAAGAGTAGAAGATGATGCAAGAATATACAACACGGCACAAGTGTATGACTATGCCAAGGTATGTCACGATGCAGAAGTGTATTACAACGCAAGAGTTTATGGCAAAGCCGAACTCTATGGTAATGTACAAGTATATGATAATGCTGATGTATATGGAAGAGTTTGTGCTTTTGATGAAGCTAAAATATATGGAAATACAAAAGTGTATGAAAATGCTGAAATCATGGGTGATGCGGAAATTTACGGGAAGGCAGAAGTACATGGTAATGCGAAGGTAGATAGTAATACGAAGGTGCATGGTGACGTGAATGTTCATGGGAATGTAGACTTGTCATATAATTTTGACATCTGTGGAGATGTTGATATTTCAACCAATTTTGATAGGTTTCTGACATTTAGAAAACTATATGGTAAGTATATAACATATACACCTGCTAATAGAATGTGTAAATGTGGTGATTTGTATTGTTCTGTCGACGAGATATTAAAAACAGTAGATGAGAAAGATTTGGAGTTTTTTAAGGCATCATTTGAACAATTTGATACATGGTATAGAGAGAAGAGAGTAGCTCATACTTAAATAAGTACAAAGAACGTATGATGTTGGTTTTTCAATGAATTAATATATTTTTATGGAAAATAAGAAGTATAAGTTAAGAAAAGATTTAGTAATTGAGTATGGATATTATACACTTTATCGAATTGAAGCACTCAATGACTTTTCTAATGTAAAGAAAGGTGATTTAGGCGGTTTTATTGAAAGTGAAGACAATCTTTCACAAGAAGGTGACTGTTGGGTCTATGACAAAGCTAAGGTATTTGGCAAAGCCAAAGTGTATGATAATGCCATTATTAGAGCTAATGCTAGAATTTGGGGAGAAGCAAAAGTATTTGGAAGAGCAGAGGTATGCAATAAAGCACAAGTATATGACAATGCTGAATTATACGGAGAAGCACTAATTTGTGGCGGTGCAAGAGTGTCGGGTAAATCCAAAGTACATGGACAAGCAAAAATATTCGAAGAAGCCAAAGTGAATGGGTATGCAGAAGTATATGATGAAGCACAATTACAATGGAAAGCGAGAGTTCATGAGTATGCAAAAGTATATGGAAGAGCCGAAATTAAAGACAATGCCGTAATTGGGGGCAGTGCCAAAGTGTATGGACAAGCTGAAATTGGGGGTAATGTAGAAGTGGATGACAATGCGGAAGTATACAAATATGCAAGAATTGAAGGTAATGTGATAGTTTACGGTAATTCCAAAGTATATGGTAATGCTTATATCGATGGAGAAGCCAAAATTAAGGGAAATGCTATAATTAAGTCATATAAAGACTATTACGTAGGTAAGGACGTATGGAGTAGTGGTCGTTTCTTTACTTACACACGTTCAAACAAAATGTGGGCAGTTGGTTGCTTTTATGGTACAAGCAAGGAACTTATCGAGAAGGCTTATAAGAATAGTGAGTTAAGTGGACGTAATTATGAAAGAGTAGTTAAGTATGTTGAAGAAATGTACAAAGACATTGAAAGTAGCAAACCTTAACATTAATTAGTACAATATATTTGGTGTTATAAGCTAAATCACTTACCTTTGCATCGTGATTCAGTAATAGTGCTGAAATAAACAAATTAAAGTAAAATAAAATTATGGAAGCAAAGAAGTATAAACTTAGAACCGATTTAGTAAAGATTCATAATCTTACCACACTTTACAGAATTGAAGCGTTAAAAGATTTCCGTTATGTAAAGAAAGGTGATTTAGGAGGATGGATTGAGAAGGAAGACAATCTTTCTCAAAGGGGAAACTGTTGGGTATTTGATGATGCTTGTGTGTATGATAATGCCAAAGTGTGTGGTGAAGCCCAAGTATATGGTAAGGCAGAAGTTTTGGGAAATAGCAAAGTATTTGATGATGCAGAGGTAGATGGTGAAACCAAAGTATGTGGCAATGTTGAAATTGGGGGCAATTCTGAGGTGCGTTGTGAATCCGCAATTCTAGATAATGCAAAAATATATGGTGAAGCAAAAGTGTATGATAACGCCAAAGTATATGGTAATGCTAGAATTGGTGGAAATGCCTTAGTTTGTGATAATGCCGAAGTTTGGGGAGATTCCAACGTATATGATTATGCTACTATCTGTAATAATGCAGAGGTGTATGGTCAAGCCATTGTACATGGTAGAGTTACAGTGGATGGTAGCGTAAAAATTATGGGTGACGCAGAACTTAAATGTAATACTGATTATTATGTTGGAAAGAACACATGGAGTAGCGGGCGATTCTTTACATATACACGTTCAAATAAGATGTGGAAGGTAGGTTGCTTCTATGGCACAAGTAAGGAACTTATCGAGAAGGCTTATAAGGATAGTAAGCTAAGCGGAGAAGAGTACGAACGAGTTGTTAAGTATGCTGAAGAAATGTATAAGAATTTAGAAAAGCATAATAAACATACTTAAATAAGTACAAGATAGTACATAGTGTTAAATTTTAGTTAAATGCTATGTACTATTTGTTTATTTGAGAAATAATATATATCTTTGTAGCAAATTATCAAAACATTTAGAAATTATGGAAGATATTAGAAGTATTGCTTATGCATTAAACCCTACTACTGATTTTTTGAATGATTATATGCTTAGGTCATTTAAGTCGGAAGGAAAAAATAGAAGTGGCTCAACTCCGTACAGAGATAAACGTAATAGGAAGAAAAAGAATAAACCAAAGAGAAAATAAATAAAGATGTTAGTAATATAATACCGAAAGGTAATCACAACGTATCTATTACTATCGCACCAATTTTTGTGATGTTTGTAACACTTTACCGCAATGTAATTAACTTTTATTAACTTGAATTATTTGTATAGTTAAAGTTATTTTTTTATCTTTGCACTCACAATTCAATTATAAACAAATTAAAATATTAAGAATTATGAATGCTTATACTAATTTAGTAGAGAGAAAGAGAAATGAAGTAATTTCTATGTTGAAAAAGAATAATTCAACATATACTTTAAATGCTCCATTTCCACAAGTTAAATTTGTTATACCAAGCAAGGACAAAAAAGATACAAATTCTATTGTTACTTTAGATGTTAGGGAATTAACACTTGTTAACAATAAGTTAATGGTTAGTGGTACAACAGAACATGGAGAAATTTGTTCATTACCTATTGAAAGGGTTTTAACTTCCTATCATGATGGAGAACTTATTATTTATGAATATATAGGTTTTGCAGATGATGTCATGACTTTTATATCTCGTAATTTTAGATACATGACAATGGCTTTGGAAAATGATTTCTTACGAATGTTTAAAATGTTTGGGAATGTAATTTCCGATACTGACAACGAGTTTGAACCATGCTTTATTAAAAAGGGTTTTGACGATGATTTTGGACAACTTTGGTATGAATTTACCGAAATTAAGTTTGAAGAAGGGAAAATGTTTGCGTATGATAATGCAAGTGACACATATATCAACTTCAATGAACTTACCTTTGAAGATAAAATTACGTTATGCCGACATTTCTATATTCTCATAGAAGGAAGTAAAAATTAAAAACCTTTACATTGGTATGTAAACGTTAAAAATTAGTTAAAAGTAGGGAATTGTTTGTGTATATCAAATTAATTTCCTACTTTTGCGTTTGTAAATCAATAACAAATTAGAATTATGCAAAAGTTAATAAGATTTAGTGAAAGTGAGGAAAACAATTTGCGTAGTTATATGCAAAAAACTAATCGTAATAATATATCATTCGTTAATAATTGTCCTATAGTTTATAAGGAAATTATGGAGTATAATGTATGTAACATTGTACTTAGTAGAGGTGTAATTTATTTCCATTGTATTAACGCCTATGATTGTTTGAATGATTATTTTTTCCGTATGTCTGAATTATCAAGCGACAATGGGTTAAATCAAATTTATAAGGCTATTTCATTGACTGAAACTATTGGTGAGTTAAGCGAGGAGGAAAGAGATTTATCAGAGAAAATAATTGATAAGTTTGTAACATTCTTAGAACTCAATAACAATGAAATTATTGATAATGAGAATGTTCGCACCATACCAAATGTAAATGGACATTTCACTTTTACAAAGGTTGTGCGTAATAATGGTGCGATAAAGTTTTATGACAAAGTTAGTGATAAATGGATATATATAAATCAATTACGATTAAAAGACCAAATTATGCTATATCACATTTTCAAGAAGGTTGTTGAGAATCATTTATTTGATTCAACATGTTCTCCTATGATAGGTGATTGCTAATGTATTTTAATTTATAAGGTACATAGAATTATATTAAATTACCTATGAAAAAAGAGATTAATATAAATAAGATTGCAGAAAAGTCTGTTTGTCTTGAATAGTTTGAAATGGAAGGCGATTTATTAGCCGTAACAAGTGAAGGTGTATGCAAAATTAGTAATTCTTCATACCTAAATAAAACTTGTTACAATGTCTATATGGAATATGATGATAGGACACCTTCTAATAGTTTTTTAAATTTAGAGGATGCAAAGGAATGGGTAAGAACAATGTATGTAGACAATGTATATAGTAAAATAACAAATGTCATTGGTAATTATAATGCCTACAATAAAAGCAATAACATCATTAGTGTTAAATAAATGTTAATTGGAATGGAATATTTTGCAGTATCAATTTATTTTATAACCTTTGCACTATAAATCAATAACAAACAAATAATATTAGAATTATGGAAACAATGGAAATTAAGAAGGCTATTGAAAATTACAATAACGCTAAGATAGAGTTAGCTAATGCACTCAAAAGTGTTGTTGAAAGCAAAGGTGGTGAGATTGTATTGTCTGAACCATATTATTTTCCTTATGGCGGTGTAGATTGTCATTTTACAAGGCTATATATATCCGATAATCATTTGTATGCAGATTATAGTGATGATTGGCGTATTGACAAAATGTTACTTCCATACGATTTATTGAATAGTAACCATATAAGGAATTTGTTAACTACCTTAATCTAAAGTAGATTAATAATGAATAGTTAGTTTATATTTAAAACAAATTATAGGAATTATGGATAAATCAATGAAGTTGAAATTTTCTGAACGTTCAATGTCAGCACGAGAGAATTTAGAAAAGAGTGCAGAGGATGTGTTGAATGTTATGCGTGACATTGTTGTATCAATGGGAGGAAAAGTAGAGGTTATTTACTCTACTTTAGCACCTGATTTTGACGGGTGGTCGGATAACTTGTTGTGTCTCAATGTAAAAGAATTGTCAGTAAATGACGAAACAGAAACAATTGATATTACTTATACGGCTAATGGTGAAGAGTTTACAGAAGATTTAAAATATTGTGCTGATTTTCATTATGGAAATTGGATGGATATTATGAATGAACTTGTTAAACTTTATACACGTACAAAGGAATGATAATAATTTATATTTTGGTGATGTAGAATACCATTTTATAAGGTTATATATCTAATATAGATAAAACTTTCAAAAATATACCGCAAGGTAATCACAACTAACGTCACATAGTTACGATAAAATGGACGAATAGTTTTTAAAAATTATACCGAAAGGTAATCACAACGAATAGTTATAATTTAGTTTGTTTGTTTTTAATATAATCTATCATTGCTTGTGATAAGTAGTGATAGATTTCCTTTTTTTATATACGGTTTATTTGCTTTGTAAGACGTTATATGTTGTATAAGGGTACATTGCAAGTTGTGAGTGATTCTCACGGCTTAAAACGTTTTATTTGAATTATATAATATATTGCGTGTGCGTATATTATATATAACCTATAAAGTGAAATATTAAATATGTGTTAAAATTGAAAATATATTTTGTAGTTTCAAATTAAGTTAGTATCTTTGTAGCCGTAAATCAATAAACAAACAAATTATTAATAATTAAAACATTTAGAATTATGGAATCATTAAATGAAGTTTTAGAAAGAAACAGAAAGAAGGTAACTGATTTAATGATGGCTAATGATATTAGTCATATTTCAATTACAGATAATGAAGAGTACGGAATGGATACTGTTATACCAGTCGTTCTTCTTGTAAATAAGAATGGAAAAGTTTATGAGACAGGTGTAACTGACATCAAGTTAGTTCGTGGTAATATATTCACTAAGGACGATATATACATCAAGGTTGTTAATACTACCGATTTATCTTCAAACGTGTCTGTGGATAATGAAGGGTATATTAGCATTAATGAATGTTGTTATCATACCGCTAACGAGGTGTATTACGCTATTGAGTATTATTTTGTAAACGGTCTTTATTTTGATAATAAGTTTGACAAATTAAACAAAGAAATAGAGGAGAAGATTATTAAACTTCTTTCAGACGAAGACGAGAGAATTTTTACTTTTGGAGATAACGATATATTCCACACTTGCATAGGAACAAAGAATGTAAGTTTCAATACTATCTACATGAAAGGAAATATTGCTATGTTGGAAGATTCTGAAAACCACATGGTATTCAACTTAAGTGGAATTTCATTGGAGGATAAATGCGATTTATTAAAACACCTAATGGTTTGTATAAGGCGATAAGTGTTAAATAAATGTTAAAGATAAGTAATTATTTCGTAGTTTAAAAATAAATGCTTACCTTTGCAATCGTAAATCAATAACAAACAAATTAATAAACAATTTAAAACAAACTGAATTATGAAAGGAATTGAGAAAGAAATTAGAGAACACATTACTAAGACACAGACAGAATATAACATAACTGTAGCGTATGTTGCAAATTGTTTGAAACAGTATGGTGAGAAGGGTTTGCCTGTTGTGTGGGATGGTGAGAATTATGTTGCTGACGCAATTTATGATGATTGTGAGTGTGTTCGTTACGAAATTGACGCTATTCGTACCACTAAAAATTTCTTAACTAAGCAGGTGCTTGAAGTACACGTGGTAACGAATAACTATGATGAGTGTGATGAGTGGATAGAAGTCAGTGAATTTGATATGGACACAACATTTGGTATTATTAGTAACATTCAATTTTAATAAGTAAACGTTATGACATACGAGAACGAAATAATTAATGGTTATATAGATGATATTTCTAACCTCTATAGAGAATTTTTCGATGAGGTTAAAAGAAATCTTGAGAGGTATGGAACAGAAGGTATTTCTGTATTGGAAAATAATAACCCCTTTAGATGTTATCTTTTGAAGGGTACGGCAATCAATAAAACTTGTTCTGTTGTATCCATTGACACAGTAAGAGTCACTAAAACTGATTATTATACATCTTTTGAAGGTCATGTTATTGTTGAAAACGGAGAAAAGTGTGATAAGTGGTTTAATCTTGACGCTATGCACATGGAGGACGTTTTAACATTATGTTATAGACTGAATTTTAATTAAAAAGTAGAAATTATATATTTGAGTTTATTTTCTTATTCTATTCTGACATTGCTTGTAATAAGTGGTGTCAGAATTTTATTATATAAACGTTATTTCATTTCTAAAGCGTTATTTTGTTTTATCCGATAAGTTATACAGATATTTTGTTTAAGTGTCTTAGAACGCAAATAAATGGTCTTGTACGGTCTTTATGTCTGCGTATATAATATTATCTATAGTCATTAATATATCAAGTGTTAAATTTTTGTTAAAGGACAGAATTTGTTAGGAGATTTGAAATTAAATGTTTATCTTTGCATCGTATTTCAAAATTAGTAATATTCAAACAAATTAAATTATGGAAACAAAGAAGTATAAACTTAGAACTGACTTAACAATGGTTCACAATGATACCACGCTTTGCAGAATTGAAGCGTTAAAGAACTTTGGTAATGTCAAGATAGGTGATTTAGGCGGTTGGGTTCAGAATTGGGACAATCTTTCTCAAGAAGGTAACTGTTGGGTATATGAAGATGCAAAAGTATTTAATAAAGCTACTGTGTCTGATAATGCTAAAGTATATAATGATGCAGAAGTATATGATAATGCTCAACTTTGGGATAACGCAATAGTTTGGGATGACGCAAAAGTGCATGGTGATGCAGAAGTTTGGGAAAATGCGGAAATATATAACCATGCAGAAGTGTCAGGCTATTCTAAAGTGCATGGTGATGCAGAAATTTGGGGCAAAGCCAAAGTATATGATTATGCCGAAGTGTCCGAACATGCCATAATTTGTGATAATGCCGAAATATATGCAAAAGTGTTCGGTAAAGCCAAAGTGTCGGGAAATGCAAAAGTGTCAGACTATTCCATAGTCCGTGATTATGCAGATGTGTCAGGTAACGTAGTAATATGTGATAATGCCACAGTTCGTGATAACACTACACTTTATGATAATGTTAAAGTGTCTGACAATGCAGAAGTTAGGGGTTATGCTATGCTTTGGGGTAACGCAAAGATATATGGAAAAGCCGTAATTGGTGGTTATGTAGTAATCTATGGCAATGCAAAAGTGTGGGGTAATTCCAAACTGTCAGGCGATACCAATGTGTCAGGTGATACAGAGATATGTGATAATACAGTTATAAAACAATAATAAACAAATTATTGTTTTCTGTATTGTTAGAAAATAGAAAGTGTTAATAAAATGTTAAAAGGAAGGAAATATTTGGTATATTCTATTTATTTCCTTACCTTTGTACTGTAAATCAAAAATAAATAACAAACAAATTAAAACATTTAGAATTATGAAGACTTTAGAAATTTTTGCAGCAGCAACACCATCAAAAAGAATTATTAATGGTTATGTAATGGTTGACAACATCTTAACTCTTTGTGATGTTAAATTTCATTCTATTGACACTCATAGTGGTGATATTACTTATCTTGTTACAGTAAAAGGTGACAAAGAAGAAACTAAACTTATGACCAATATCCATGTTTTTGCAAGCGTGGATAATTATAAGAAAGGTCTTGAATATGGAGAAACATTTGAACTTGTACGTTTTGTAAAAAATGTGATTAATTTATTGGATATTCCTGCTACAATATGTGTAGATAAGGACAATGCAGAACTTTTCTTATTATCATATAAGTATGAGAATGGAGAAGTAAAATGTGTCAAGAAATTCTCTCCAATTATCTATGATGATAAGGAAAAAAATTCTTTTGAATTTGAAGGTCTATATAAGTCATATGAAGAAGTATTTGCGTGGAATGATATTAAGGTATCAGAGAACGGAAAAGAATACGTTAAGGAAGGAATCTTAAAGGCTCTTTCTCTTACGGACGAACAGAAGGCACTTGTTGATGAGTTTATGGCAATGAAGCAAAAACTAACAGATAATAATATTTCTGTTGTTTATGATAACGACTATGAAACCTTAAACTTCATTAATACAAGTAATTATGATTTGGAAAATCAATACTTACCTGACGGACTTAAACACAATGAAGATGAGTACGAGGTAATTTCTGACGTACTAGTAGATGGTCTAGAAAAGTTATACCAAACGAAGGCAGTTTACGACATTTACAGAATGTGTGACGGACAATATTATGTAAGAAAGAAGTAAGATAACAAATTATAAGTGCTATTGATTGAATATTGATAGCACTTATAATAAGTTTAAGATGTTTGTAATAATATACTGCAAGGTAATCTCAATTATAAATGTTTAAGTGGTATAGTGGCATTGTGGTATATTTGCATAAAATTGCTTATATACCACTTTTCTTTTGTTCTAAGAGTATAAATATATGTTTTAGTATAATTGTTCATTCAGATGTAATTTAATGTCTTAGAACACTTTTATTTAACTTTGGTTTATCCTTCACGTGTATGCGTATATATTATATAGCGTTTATGCGATTGTTAATTATATGTTAAACACTTAATTTTATTTTGTAGTATGAGAATAATTCCTTATCTTTGCAGTATCAATTATAAATAAACAAAACATTTAAGAATTATGAAACAGACATTTTTAAAAAACAATATTGACGGTTTAAAGTCATATACGAAGGAAGAGTTTGATAAAATTGATTATGAATTAAATCTTGTTGATAGGGCTATTGTTGATGTAGATGTAATTCGTAGGGATATTGTTAATCAGTTAGGAAGTCCCGTACATACGTCAAAATATCATACTGATTGGTATTTGAACCATGATGGTTTTATCATCAAGGCTATGTTTGTTAATGGTGATAACGGAAGGTTTAAGACATTGTACATATCTTCTGAATTGTCTATTAGTGAAGATGATATTTATCGAATAGGAGAGAGTTTCAAAAAGGAAATTGAAGATGATGATGAGGAGAAAGAATAATTGTTCATAATTCTAATTTGTTGGTAGCATAACTATTCTATATGAAGGTTATACCACTTTTTTAAATATACATACTATTAACATTTATTAATAAAAATAATTTGGTTAATTCATCTTTTATTATTACCTTTGTAATCGTAATCAAATAGGGAATAGTCCCATAGAACAAATTATAAACAAACGAATATTATGTTACAAATTGATTTTCCAAAGGTTACATCAGATGTCTATTCTTTGTATAATGATGAAGTAGAAGATTTGGGTAATATTGAGCTTGTAGAAAAGTATAACAAGGATATTGATTTGTTATTTTATAACGTAGTTGATATTCTTTTCAGCCCTAATTATAGAGAAGGCTTTACAGATAGTTGGTATCTGCAAATTAATGATGATATTGTTCTTATTACATTTTCAAGGACTGAATTATTAGGTAGCTATAATAAACTTACTATTTCAACAACTAACACTGACAATGAAAATTTGGAACTTATCCTAAATTATTTCTTATTTATCAATAAGGGTTATAAAAACTTGTTGGGAGAGAAAACAAATAGTGAGTTATTGAGTATTGTTGATAACTATTTAAACAATGATGTATGGTTTGATTTGGCTTTTGATACAGATAGTGAAACAGTTTTGCCATATAATGAAGTTCTAAGAGAATTTTTGGAGGAAAAAATCTTATCAGAAGTATCTCTACATGACCTTATCTCTGACGGATATATTAAAATTGATTATTAATACTTCATAATTCTATAAATTTGTTTGAGTGGTGTGTTTTAACTAATATAGTTAGCACACTACTTTTTATTTTAATTAAAGTTTTTATTTAACACCAATTAACTTTATAGATTTGATAGTTTGAAAAGATTTGCTTAACTTTGCAATTAAAATTCAATAATAAATGATTATGGAAACAAATGAAATTCAAGCAGATAATATTGGGATAGCCGTAAAAGCAATTAACGTTTTTAGTATGGCTGCAAAGGGTGTAATTGACGCTTTATATGAAGTCGTGAAAAATCGTGGTGGGGAAGTTAAAGTAAACCAATTTATACAAATGAATTTTGGTGATGTTAAATCTACTGTACAAAGAATTTTGATTAAAGACGACTTTTTATGTGTTGAGCATGAAGGAATGTTTGGCAAACCTATACAAACATGTATTGTGTCATTTGAGTATGATTTCTTAACGCTATGTAGTTTATTAACTTATGCTGCAACTGCTTAAGGGTTTAGATGATTTATGATAAAATGTTTTTCCTTACGTTCTAACGTCTTATTTTTGAATTGGAGTATAATTATTCCACTTTTGCTAATAAAACGTCTTAGAGAGCAAATAAACATTGTTTTAGACCCTTCTATATATTTTTTTACTGTTCGTTGGAATAACAATTTAATTCAAAAATTGCTTATTTGTGACTTTCCCTAAAATGCCTTTTTCTAAAAATTGAATTGAATAAAGTAAAAATTAATTACAATTTCAAATCAGAAAATTTATGTGACTTGGCCCCTCTTTTTTAAATTTTAAACTAAGTTGGAATAACTATTTTTTTATCAAAAATTTGCTTATGTGGTTTTGTCTACAAATCAAGAATATGAAAACTTTTCTTTTTTTTAATTTTTTTCTTTTTATATAATATATTAATATAATAATTCTAGTATATTATAATATTATTATATAATAATTAATTATTCTAGTATATATTAATTAATATAATAATATATATTATGCGCGCGCACGAAGGGAGTTTGAAAATAAAATTAGAAAGTAATAAAACATCATCATTCCAACTGAAAGAAATTATTTTTATCTCTTTGCAAAAAATCTAATAAATAAATTTACTCAATATTTGTGTTTTAACGCTTTATTTTTAGATTTATGAGTAAATGTACCACTTTGGAGTATAAAGTCCCTTAGAACGAAAATAAACACCCTTATAGCTAATTTATTAAAATAATACTTCAATAGAGAAATTCTTATCTAATCAAATTAACATAAATTTATAAGATTGTTAATCTTTAGTTAAAAAGAAAAATTTACTTGTACATTCCAACTTTTATCTTTATCTTTGCATCGTAATTCAAAACAACAAGGGAATATTCCCATAGAACAAATTAAAACAAATAAGAATTATGAACGTATTTCAAGCAGCAATGATGAGTGAAAAGTACTTTGAGAATGTAATGTCACAAAATGGATATAAACGTCTTACAACATTCTCAAGTGATTTAACCATTGCAGAATTAATGGACGGTGAGAGAGGTATTAAAGAAACCTTCAAACGTGTTGTAAAAGATTGGAAGGGTTTTGTAAAGTACTTCACGGAATTTGTTATGGCTCTCAACATCAAGTCATGGGAACATTACGAGAAAGGAAATGAATCACTTGCAAGCGTTTATACTGACCTTTATTATAAGGCACGTGACATTGCCTTAGATACTTTCAAGGATGATGATTTAAATTACTTTATTCAAACAACCGATTAAAACAAATACATATAACCTCCTTTCAAATGGAGGGAGGTTATAAATGAATAAATATACACTTATACAGAGATATATAAATATCAATATATCTAAATATAAAGATATAATTAAGTAAAAATATAAATATATAAAATTATAAAAGTCATGAGTAACAAGTCAGTAAACAAATATCTCAATGTAAAGTTAGAAGATGATTTTACAAACCCTTTTGGAGGTGTATCATTTGACGGGCAAACTTTAGGAGATTTCTTGGAGGAAGTTGGTGCTGAAAGAGAAACTAACATGGACAAAGTAAATGAAATGCTTAAAACATGCGGTATTTCTCCAATTAAGTTGGATTAAAAAGAAAGGATATAGTTATGGGAGAAAATAATAAAAAGATATATCAATCAGTAGCCGTTGCACAAGTGAAGGACGGTAAAGTCATTGGACGTTATAATTCGTGTACAGAAGCTGCAATCGCTTTAGGAAGTAACAATCGTGCAACCATTGGAAACATTGCAGCGTGCGCAAATAAAAAGCGTAAAAGCGCTTTAGGATATCAGTGGTTGAAACTTACAAAGGTAACAATTACTTCAAAGTAAGTAAAACAAGTATATTAACTTGTAAAAAATAATAAGATATAAATAATAATGGAGGGTTTATATAAAACATTCATAGAACAAGATAGGAAAGACGCTATAAATCGTATGGAAAAATTCAATACGTTTGAAGTTGATTTTACTATTAAGAAAAGAAATTTACGTCCCTATGTATTAGGCGTTTGTGAAGGGAATAGATTTGCGTTCATTGTAAATAAAGTACAATATGATAAAAATAAAGACATTTTTACTTTGAATTGCGAAGAGTACAAAACACGAACGAAAAAGACATTAAATGAACATGAAATTTCTTGCTCTATGTGTGATATTGTATTTAATGATATATTGGAACATTTTAATATATTAGAGTTTGGAACAATATAAACATATTATAAATATACTTGTATTATCAAGTTATGTTAAATAGATAAGTTTGTTTGAGTGGTGTGTTAACTATGTGTTTAACATGCCACTTTTTATTTCAATGAAAGATTTTATTTAACATTACTTAACTTTATAAATTTGGTTATTTAAAAAATTATCCTTACCTTTGCAAACGTATTTCAGAAAGGGAATAATCCCACAAAAACAATTAAAATAACAGTTAGAATTATGAAAGAAAGTTTGATGACAAAGAGTGAGTTTGCAGAATTTAATTCTGAAATGAACCGATTAAAGAACATCAAGTGGAAAAGCTATACGGCAACACTGAAAGAAGTAGGAGTTACTTATTTAGGTAAAGTTGCACAAAGTGCAAAGATGTTGCACTCATACGAACATCATTTCTCAACATATTGTTTGTATTTGGCAGCTGCCGACTTAAGTGGTTTTAATGTTTGTCCAAAGAATGATATGTGCAAAGCAAATTGCCTTATGGGAAGTGGACGTAACAAGGTTAGCCGTTTGTCGGGTCGTGATGATATAGACGGTTCACGTGTTACAAAGACACGTTTATTCTTTGCTAATAGGGAGGTATTTATGCGTTTAATGTTGCATGAAATAAAATTGGAGAAGAAACGTGCAAAATTGAAGGGACATGAATTTTCAGTACGTATCAATGGAACAAGCGATTTAAGTCCTTTATTGTTTAAGTTAGGTAAAAAGAATATCTTACAGATGTTTTCTAATGTAATGTTTTACGATTACACGAAAGTGCCTAACTATTTGGAGTTAATGAAGGAATATCCTAACTATGATGTAACATGGTCTATTGACGGGTCTAAGGATAACTTTAACTTAGGCATGGACTATCTAAAGGATGGAGGACGTATTGCCGTTGTATTTGGTACAGAAACAATGCCAAAAACATTTATGGGTTATAAAGTCATTGACGGAGATAAATACGATGCACGTTATAAGGACGGAAATGTAGTAGTAGGTTTGAAGTTTAAGAAAACGGCAGAAAATTTCAAAAAGGGGAAATTCGTTATGCCTAATAGTGAGTTCATTGTGAAAGAAGGTGACGTGCGTTGTAAGTGGTAAGTAATATCAAGGGTCGGTTAATATTTCATAGCCGACCCTATTAACAAACAAACTAAATTGAATGAATTATGAATAATAAGAATAAACGACCTAATGACAATATTCCAACGTATGTAATTTTGAAGTATATTGTTTCTGAAAGGGACAAATGGAGAGATATGTATTACTTTGCCAAAGATAAGTGTATCAAGTCTGAAAATGAACTTAAAGGACTACAGAAACAAATATCACGCTATCAGCAGGCAAGGAACGAAGAAGGCAAGTTTATCAGCCAGGAACAATATAACTCTGTAAGAAAGAGAAACAAAAAGTTATCAGAGGAAGTTGCAAAGTTAAGAGCAGAGAACTCTGAAATGATTTACAAGGTTATGCGAGCAGAACAAAAACTTATCAAGCCAAAAACACTAATTGAAAAAGTTAAATACGTTATTGAAAAATAAAAACATTTATTAACTTCAATAATTTGCTTGAATAAAATATTTTGCGTATCTTTGCAAAGTAAAAAAAACAAATAGGGAATAGTCCCACAAAAACAAATTAATTTATCAACTATGGTTTATGATAGAAATAAACAACCATTAATGGTTGGTGATTGTGTTCTTTACCACGATTGTGATGAGGATACACGAGATTTAGATAGAGTTTGGGCCGTTGACTCAATAGGGGGTAATGATACCGACTTTGACAATGAGAATGAGGAAACAATTATCCACTTGTCCGATGATTTAGGGTGCGAATTAGAAGCATACGCACATGAATTGGAAAAGATGTAATTCTAAGTGTTAAATATGTTGTTGATTCTCCCTATAGGTATAACATTTAATTATGTTTATCCTATAGGGCTTTTTATGTCTTCTAACGTCTTATAATTATCTTTATATGTAATTACAAGGCAAATATAATTTAAGACACTTAAAAACGAAAATATAGAATTATAGATATTTCCACGTGTATGCGTATATTATATAATAATATGAATTAGAATAATCTTCGATAAGTCTTCAAGTGTTAATTAAATGTTAAATATATATTTTTACTTTTTCGTTTAAAAATTTATGCTTATCTTTGCAATCGTAATTCAGTAATAGTGCTGAAACAATTAAATAAAACAATTAGAATTATGAACGGACTTTTTAGAAAACATGCAATTTCTTTAATGAAAGAAAATAACATTAAAGAATTAACTTTTATCGGTGATAACGGAGATTGGTTGGTCGAAGATGTGCCATATATCCTTTGTGATATGAAAGAAGGAATTTTGGATATGGCAGTTAGTAAGGTTGTCTTGACAGATGATGATACATTGAAGTTTATTGTTAATGATAATGGAAGCACTTATACATTTGACGAGTACGACCCATTAAATGACTCGGAGGAAAATGTTTATGCAACTATAATAGAGGATATAAACAAGGAATTGGGAAAATAAAAAAACTTCTTTCATAATCTTATCCCTATCAACGTAATATAATACATTGCGTTGGTAGGGGTTTATTTTGCGTCTAACGAACTTAATTTATAATCTTGATAACTTATAAGGAAGTGATTATAAAATACACTTAAAAGGCAAACTATATCATATCTAAAGAGTGATAATGTTAATAATATGTTAAATATTGATTTTTATTTGTTCAATTGAAAGTTTATTATTATCTTTGCATATATAAATCAGTAACAAATTAAACAAATAGAATTATGAAACAAGATATTAGAAAGCAGGCTATTGCACGTATGAAAAAGAATCGTACGTATATTATAGATTTTAGTGATAGAAAAATAAATGAACGACCATACATTGAACTATTATCAGATAATTATGAAGATGTTTATATGTGTGTAGTAAAAAGAGTTTCTTATAATAAGAAAACAGATAAATTCTATTTTACGTCTATTAATTTACTTAATGGCGTAATAATTACATCATCAGAAAATGATGTTTTATTAGATGAGATGCGTGAAAAAGTTTTTGAAAATATTTTAAAATAATTATGAAGAAGATAAATTTTAATAACCTTCAAATTGAAGTATATCAGAAGGAGGATAACATTCCCGACACTTGTACAACATTTATTACACGAACAAAACCTATTGCAAAGAGTGTTTTAGAGAGATTATTTGGAGAACCGACAAATAACAATTTAAGTAATGATAAAGAGATACATTACATGTGGGTAATTAGTGTTAATGAGAAAATATTTGAGTTACACGATTGGTATAGTGGAGAGTGTGATGACGACGAGCCTATTACATGGAGTGTTCGAAGTGATGACGCATCAAAAACTTTGCAGGATGAGTTTATTAAAACACTCAACATCTTTAGTATATACAAATACTATTTCAATTAACTTTTATTAATACGAAATATTTGTGTAATTCAGAAAATATAACTATCTTTGCAAACGTTAATCAGTAATATTGCTGACACAATTAAATAAAACAATTAGAATTATGAAAAGGTGTTTAATTTGGACAAACATTGACCTATACGATGAGGACTCAATGAAGGAAGTACGGGAATTTATGCGTGAACAAAATTTCAATGACCTTTCAGACAATAACGTAATGAGAGTTATTGATGAGAATAATGATATGTACATTGAGGACGAACGTCATAATCTTTCAGAAGAGAATACTAATTTTAAAGGCTATGTAGTAGCGTTTGCAGAACTTGGACTATGGAATGGTGTACGTGTTGCATCAAAGGTGTACAACGACATTTCAGACATTCTACAGAACACATCATGTGATGAGTGCGAGTGGTACTTGGACGAGTGGAATGTACGCTTTAGGGGTTCACACCATGACGGGACAAACACTGTATTGTACAGATACGTGGACACTGAAAAGAGAGCCTATGACATTATGAACAAAATTGCGTGTGGCGGAATGAACCTAAAACAATTTAAGAAGGCTACAAAGAGTATACGTCCTTTTGTACAGAAGGTTTACGGAATTGATTAAAGAAAACTTCTTAAATATAAAAGTTATTATGTCAATAGTGGTATTGCTTGGGATAAGTAGTACCACTTTTCTATTTATTGCCACTTTGTTTCACGTCTAACGAACTTAATATATAAACTTGATAACTTATAAGATAGATACTAAAATAAGCGGTTAGAACGCTTTAGAATAAGTTTATGGTTTTCTTCATGCGTATGCGTAATATATTATATATAATACATAAAAAGCGGTTAATGTTAAATATATGTTAAATTAATAATTTTACTTGTATATTTCAAATTAAATACTTAATTTTGCAATCATAAATCAATAAACAAATTAAGTATTATGAATAATGAAATTAAACAAAGAGTAATACGTTTTTTTGAAAACAACGATTTACGAGAAGTTCGTTTCATTGACGAAGACGGATATGCGCTTGTTGAGAATATTCCTCCTATGGCTTATATTGAAAGCGATAAAGAATATTATCCCGTTATAAGAGCCTTTGTTGTTGGTAATGACATTTGTATCGACTTAATGACGGATGATAGTATGAATGAATGGGAACAAACATCTATCGAAGAATGCGATAGTATTAGCCAAAAGAATATTTGTAAAGCTATACTTGACACATCTTTGTAAAAAACTATAATAAACAATTTCAACAAAGAGAATTATGGAAACAAAGAAGTATAAAATCAGAAAAGATTTGAATTATACCTTTAATGGTCACAAACTTTATCGAGTTGAGGCTCTTAAAGACTTTGGAAATGTCAAGAAGGGTAGTATTGGTGGTTTTATTGAGAAAGAAGATAATCTTTCTCAATAAGGTAATTGTTGGGTGTATTTGGATGCGAAAGTGTTTGGTAATGCGGAGGTAAGCGGTAACGCTGTAATAGATGGCTTTGCACAAGTTTGTGATAATGCAATGGTATATGGTAATGCACAAGTAAACCGTTATTCCAAAATTAAAAATAATGCACGTGTATATGGCAACGCACGAATATGGGGTAACTCTATTGTGAAGGATAATGCACAAGTGTACGCTAATTCCCTTCTGTTAGAAAATGCACAAGTTTGCGACAATGCTAATTTAAGTGGTACTTGCTTGGTGAGAGAGAACGCAATCGTATATGGTGACGCTGATATATACGAATTTGTACATTTTAATAGTGATGCAAAAATAAAGTCCCCTGCGGATTATTATGTAGGTCGTGAAAATTGGGAGGGCGGTCATAACTTTGTTTATACACGTTCTAATAATCAATGGTCCACGTTATTTATCAATGGAACAAAGGAAGATATTTTGGAATTTGCTAAAAATAGAGGAGAAAAATATTTTAATTTCTATAAAAATGTAATAGAGTTTGTAGAAAAGATGTATTCTTAATATTAACGTAAATTAACAAGGAAAATTTGTATATTTGAATTTTTCTTGTTAAATTTGCACACGTATTTAAATATAATAAGAATTATGAAGGAATTAAATAGCTATTGGGACGTTATTATTTTATGTGATGATACCCTTATACAAATGGGTTATGAACCTTTCTTTAATGATAAAGACCCTATGACAGAACATGAGTTTACCATGTTGTTTAAGGATGGAATTGCAGAGGAAGTAAACATTGTAAATGGAGTTCCCGAAATTAAGATTGACAAAAATAGTATTATCTTGGAATATCCATGCCAAAAGGACCTTACAGAAAGGAACATTAACCTAATTAAGGAAATATACGGTGTAGTTGATTATTATCACATTGCTTTACTTTATGGGAATCCAAAATACCGACATATGTTAAAGAAATGTTAAATACTTAATTTTATTTGGAAGTTTGAGATTATTTGTCTATCTTTGCACTATCATTTAAAAACAATTAAAACATTTAGAATTATGGGACAATATTTTAAACCTGTCATTATTGACAAAAAGAATAGTAAGAAAGTTGTTGCATCATTATATGGACATGACTTTAATGTAGGAATAAAACTAATGGAGCATTCTTGCGTGGGAAATATATTTGTAAACGCCTTTGCAACTCTCATCAATGACAAGGACGGAAAATATAAAGGTTATCCTATGGCATGGGCAGGAGATTATTCAGACGAAGTAGACGGAAAATATAACTATTGGGATATTGCAGCTATCAGTCACACCGATGAGGATGTAGAGAAATTAGAAATCAATGAGTATCGCTACTTTATCAATAAGACAAAAAAGGAATTTGTTGACATTGAAGATTGTCCAATGAAAGATTATATAATCGTACATCCACTACCTATTCTTACATGTTTAGGCAATGGCAGAAGCCACGATTACATGCCTAACGAAGGGGAACTGAAATTTATCGGCTCATGGGCAACGGATGTTGTTGTATCAAGCAATAAGTGTCCAAACGAGAAGACATATAAGCGTATTAAACCAAACTTTCACTTGTAAGATATAATATTATGTGTACATTTAGAGATGTAGTAAAGTCCAATTTGTTAAAGAATTGGAAGCCAGTAAAGTTCAGAAAGAGAGAAATAATCTCTGAACGCCTTAACGAAACTTTAGGGGGACTTGCAACGGAGATAACATTAACGGACGTTACAGACAATGTAACAACGCTTAACTTATCATTCGGAGACAAGAAAGAGAAGTTTGAAGTTGCATGGACACAAAGTGAGAATGGTTGGCATTCAATATCAAATATAGATTAGTTTTTTAATGATAGTTTTTTCATAGTTGTAAATTTTTTGTAGATTTTTATTTAGTTAATATTTTTAAAATAACCATAACCGCTTGAGATAAGTAGTTATGGTTTTTTGTTTTTATTAACATGAATAATTTGGTTAATTGGAATAATTTGTTTACCTTTGCATACGTAAACAATAAAGGGTTAGTCCTAAAAAACAAGTAAACAAAGAATTATGAATCATTCTAATTTAGCAACACTTTTAGAAAAAGTTATTAAAGACAATGGCTTTGAAGGATTTTTGGAAAACGTTTATTACAAAGTAAATGTAATTAAACTTGCCTATAACATGAAACGTTTTTATGTTTCAAACAAAGACAATGATATGATTGCTATATGCTTTGATTATGATTATAAGTATAATCGTGTCATTGCAAGAGAAAATTATAATGAGTATGTATTTGCACGTTTATATGGTTGGTGTTTGAGAAATAACATATCAATCAAAGAAATTACACACGAGTTAGACGAGAAGGTTAAATATAGTATCATGTGTAATTTATCTTACTTTATATCATATGATAAATATACGGAAGATGATGTGAAACGTATTATTTTCAAGTTCACAAAAGAATTAATTAAAAATGTTGAAAATATAGGCGTATTAAGCGGACGTTATTTCAGTTTGATAATTAAGCCTACAGAATTATTTTTTATTAATTTGGAGGAAAAAGAAAAGGATAAAATAAAGATTGAGGTTAAAGATATGAAGAAGGAAGATATAGTTACATTTTTCTTTGATTTACTTTATTTTAGTTGATATATAAAAGTTATGGGAAAGAATATTAAATATACAGTCAAATATAATTTGGTAACAGACACAAATAAAGTTATCGAAGATGATAGTTATGAGTTTGACACAAAAGAGAAAGCGAAACAATTTAGTAATACACAAGTTGATAAATTAACTTGTTTGGGACTTTATAAGATTTACGAACAGTCTAAAGACTATGTAATACTTAATAGTCACGATAAACAATATTCTACTAAAATAGAAATAGTCAAAAATATAAATTCATAATTCAAATGTTTTAGGATAGAACTTTTGTAAGATTATTTACATTATTCTATCCTTTTTTATTTTATCAAGCATTTAACATATTTTAATATTAATAATTTGGTAATATAAAATATTATCCTTACCTTTGAAAATGTAAATCAATAACTAATAAGAATTATGAACACGAAATATAAAATAAGAACGGATATTTCAAAAACCTTTAGGGGTAAAACAATCTATCGTATAGAGGCACTTAAGGACTTTGGGGACATTAAAAAAGGTGACTTGGGCGGTTGGATTGAAAAAGAATTTTTTCTAAGTGACAAAGGAAATTGTTGGGTATACGATAACGCTATTGTTATTGGAGATAGCATGATTATGTGTAACGCTAAAGTACGTGATAATGTTATCATCTATGGAGGTGTTACAATTAACGGAAATGCTATTGTGAAGGACAATGCAAAGATATGCGGATACGTAAAAGTTAACGACAAGGCAATTATAGAAGATAATGCGGTGGTACGTGGTTATGCAAATATTGCAGGCAGTGCCAAAGTGTGCGACAATGCTACAATTAAAGATAAAGCAACATTAAGTGGTAATTGTATTGCCAAAGATAACTCTATTATCGGAGGATTCGCTAATGTCTGTGACCATGCAGAAATTGGAGGAAATTCCAAAATTAAGGATAATGTAACCATTGGTGATAAAACAAAAACTACTGATTACGTTATTATCAAAGATGATGCAACCATTTCTGCAAATATTATCTTAATGGATAATGTTATTATCAAAAGTGACTTTGCATTATTATTAACTGATAATAAACTAATTCGATTGGGAGGAGAAATTGAACTTTCAGAAACTCTATGTTGGGGTGATGATATAATACATTATTAAATAATAAAGAATTATGAAACAGAATAAGAAAATATTCGTTTTAACATTGGAGGAACAATATCATAGTATTACAGATATGTTAGTACTTGGCACATTTAGTAATGAAAGAAGTGCTAAGGAAGTTATGGAGAAAACGTTTGAAGATATTTACAATCGTGATTATTCCAACTTGAACAAAAATGATTATATTATAACAAAGAGTAATGATAAAATGACCATTTCTGAAATTCTTTGTAATAATTACACTATCTTGAAAATTACCGAAACAATACTTGATAAGTGGGAAAAGTAAAACAAATTATTAATTAACAAATAAAAAATTTATAATTATGGAAGAAAAGAATATTTTTGTCGTTACAAAGGAATTTGAAGCGTGCGGAGAAACATCCTACTCTACTGTTGCAGCGTTCAATAACTTGGAAGACGCTAAAAAGAAAATGAAGGAAGTAAGTAAAGAAGATATGTCTTGGTTTAAGGAGCATATTATCAATGGACATATTGATAATGATGATATTAATATTGAGGAAGAGGAAAACTCAATTTTTGTCAGTGTTAATTTTTGTGGAGAATATAGTTACATCCAATTATTCAAGACAACTCTATATTAATAGGGAGTTGTTTTGTTTTAAGATAAACAATATTATCAATCAACATATTTATTTAATATAATAGGGATAGCCAATAAAACATATTAGTTACACATACTTAATTAAGTACAAATAGAATGTGTGTGAATCAAAAATAATATAAAACAATATATATAATAAAAAAAATACATATGGAAAATTTTTATAATAAATGGGAAGGTTTTACAGACGTACAGAAATTTAAATGTGCGCAAGAGTATTGGGACGCTGTGGAGTCGCCAAATAAGTGGTATGCAATGAGTGAATTTGATAGTCAATTTGCAGACTACTCACCTTTTGACATTGTACGCCAACTGAAAATGGGAGAGTTTAACCCATACGACAGTTTCTTTAAATACGATAGAAACGGAAATGTTATCAGTGGTACATCAAGCGATGTTATATTAGCAATTAATGATGATATTGACGATATTATTGAGTACTTTGAAGAAAGATAATATTAAAAGATAAACATAGATAACGGATAATAGGGAAGGTAATTTTTGCCATCCCTATTTTTTTGTTTATTATATATACGCACACGGATATAAGATGCATAAGCAATAATTAAACAGTAACATATATAAGTCATAGAAATAAGTCATGCGTTAACTTTAATTAACTATAATAATTTTGTAGAATAAGATAAATTGCATAACTTTGAAAATGTAAATCAATAGGGAATGTTCCCACAAAACAATTTAAATTCATTGAATTATGGATAAGAAGTATAAACTTAGAACAGATTTAATAAAGGGTAATGATGGACATATTCTTTATCGTATCGAATCTCTAAAAGATTTTTCAAACGTTAAGAAAGGTGACTTAGGAGGGTGGGTTGAGAAAGAAAACAATCTTTCTCAAGAAGGTAATTGTTGGGTATATGATAACGCCTGTGTTTATGATAACGCAATAGTAACTAACAATGCAACTGTACGTGACGAAGCAAGTGTTTACGGAGATACATGGGTATGTGAAAATGCTTGCGTTTATGAGGAAGCAAAGGTCTGTGACAATGCATGTGTATTTGGTGATGCAAAAGTTTATGGTGGTGCATGTGTTTTTGGTCATGCAAAAGTATATGATGATGTATGTGTGTGTGATTATGCAAAAGTTTATGGTGATGCAAATGTGTATGAAAATGCTTGCGTTTATGGTGAAGCAAAGGTCTGTGACAATGCAAAAATTTATGGTATTGCATGTGTGTATGGCGAATCTTATGTGCGTGGCAATACTAGGGTATATGGTCGTGCGCTTGTTAATGGTAAAGCTATTGTAGATAATGAAGCTAATATCTGTGGGAATGCAGTTGTTAAGAAAAGTTCTGATTATTACGTGTGTAAAAACATATGGTCAAGCGGTCGTCACTTCACGTACACACACTATAATCGCATGTGGAGTGTTGGATGTTTTTATGGTACGGGCATGGAACTTATTAAGAAAGCGTATAAAGACAGTGATATAAGCGGACGAAACTATGAACGTTCTGTAAAATTTGTTGAAGAAATGTACAAAGACATTGAAATTAATAAAGATTAAGTGAATAGTCATATAAAAAACACTGTAAATTAAAATATTTATGGATAATCTTAAAGTATTTTACAACAAAGTTAAAACTGTTAGTACCAAGTTTGGTGCTGCAATGATAGTAAAAAGTACTCCTAAATTTAGAGGAGGAAAAAGCTGCCCATTTGTGGGACGTGTAGAGAAAATGACGTTAATAACAAATTGCCGTTTCGGAAGTTACGTAAATAGTGTAAACGCTACTTTGGAAAAGAAGGGGATAGAAACAGAGTACAAAGCAGCACCACGCAAAGGAATGCACTTTGTAGAAGGTATGTATCCTTATATCTTACAAAGCGAAAAGGATAGCGACCAATTCTATCTTACAATGAATTACCGTCCTTCTGACAGAACAACTTTTGAACACGTCTTTATATTAGACGGAATGATTGTTACAGACGAGGATACAATTAAAGATATAGAATCGTGGATATACGCTGCGCCAAAAAAAGATAACATAAAGCAAACAGAAGCAGGACTTGAAAAAGAGGAACAAACGAAAGTAGTAACATATAAGATACAGAACGTTACACACATCGGAAAAGCATACGATTTAAAATTGATATGGGATATGATAAGCAAGTAAAATAATTTAAAGGTAGTATCAATTTAGGGGTACTACCTTTATTGCTTATATACGTTTTATTTCCCCTGTAAGGAGTTTAAATAAATTATATGATTACTTATACCATTTTATTTTATTAAGCGATTAGAAAGAAAATAAAATGGTAGTAATTTTAAATTTCTGTTTAAAAGTTTATTATTTTATTGTAATATCAGGCAGGGGTGGGCCTCATGTGGGTGGCCACCTATTTAACCCACCTACCCACCGTCATAAAAGGGGGTGTTTGACAGCGCCCACGGTTCTCCGTATAAAATTTTCCAAAAAAATCACGCTTTTCCCAAAGGCCACCACCTCTGTTTTTTCCTCATGCCCTTTCAAAAAAATTTTCCAAAAAAATTTTCATCATTTTCCCAAAGGCCACCCTTATTATTTTTACAATCACCTTTTTTAAAAAAAATCCAAAAAATTTTTCATATATTTTCCAGAAGGGTCATCATTTTTTTATGTATCTATATTTCTATTTCATTTTTTTTTACTATAGATTTATTAAAAATAAAATAAGCACTACGATTAATTTTCGCAATGCTTATATTCGTATACTATATAAATTTCTTTATAGTTTTATTATTTATCTATTTGCTTTCATATTTGATTACTTCTGCATTAGGAGATAATTTGAAGTATTCTTCTTCATCACAGAACAGTGGTGCATATTCTCCAAAATAATCATTAAACATATCTTCCAACATCATACTATCTGTCATAAATTCATTATCACTTTGTATTCTATCTTTAGGTGAATATGATACAAGATATTGTTGTTTATTTTCGTTATATTCAAATTTTATAGTAAGCCAAGTATATCGTTTTACCATAATATTTAAAAATTCTCTAAGTAAGTTTTCTAATTTTAAATTTTTCTTCATCTATTTTAAATAACTTGTTAATAATCATTTTCCAAAAAACACTTTAAATTTATCACTACCATATTCATTATCGGTCATTTCAATAATTTCTCCTATTGTATATGTTTTCTTGCGTGGTTCTGGTAGTCGGTGTTCTATAAAATCTCTTGTACCAGCTGAACATGCACCAGTAATGGTACGATATGCTATAATAGCTTCTTCAAACGTCAAGACATCATCAAGTGACATGTTTTTGTAAGTGGATGTATCTCTGTCTGAAATTTTATAAATTAGGTCAAGTTTTGCTTCTTTAAGGGTTTCACCATGTGCCCAATTATTTTCTCCATCGGTAACAATATATAATTCTTTATCATAACCGACCTGATGAGTGCGATAAACATTCCCATGATGGGAATCAATGATACTAAGAATATCATCAACCTTAATATACTTCACACCATTAGATTCCCAGAAGATAGGTTCATTTCGGAATTTTTGACGTTTGTCATAATTCTCTAAAGGGAGTGATGGGTGAACCATACGATTATCATTATAGTATATACAGCCATATATTAATGAATCATTTGGTACTTCTTCAATTTTTGTGCCTTCCAAACAAAGATAGCCATATACAGTTAAATTATTAGGAATTTTAATAATATTTGAATATTCCAAATCAAGATAACCTCCTACAGTTAAATTATCTGGAAGTGATGTGATATTTGTATCACCTAAATCTAAAAAAGTATGTACTGTTAAGTTTTGAGGTATCGTTTTAATTGAACTATTAGATAAATCAATTCCGCCTCCTACAGTTAAATTATGTGGTAATGACGTGATTTTACTATTACGTAGGTAAAGACTTCCTCCAATAGTTAGGTTATCAGGTAACTCTGTAATTTCGGTACCGTTTAAATTAAGCCATCCTCCAATAATGGTATTGTTAGGAATATTTTCTATTGTGGAGTCTATAAAATCTAATCCATATCTTACTACCAGATTATTAGGTAATGATTTAATATTAGCACACCATATTGATAATTTATATAATACCGTCAAATTTTCTGGCATCAATTTAGCGTTATCGCCTTTTAGAAGTAAATTTCCATCTACAGTTAGGTCATTTGGAATAGATGAGATGGTGATATCACGTAAATCCAAATCACCTATACAATATGGTTTTCCATTCCTTATTTCTAATTTGTAACCAGTTTCTTTCTCAAATAGTTCTATTATATCATTCATCTCTTTTATTCAATTTCTTTAATAATAATTTCTTTAATTTTTTCATCTTTAATTGAGAAAAAGAATAATCCTAAATTACTCCATTCTTCTTTATTATATATTTTTTGTTGATTTGTTTTTTCGTCAATATCGAATTGTATAATATTTTGTTTTATGAATATTCTTCCTAACTTATTATCTGCTTTCTCATGATTCCAATTTGTATGATAATGTTCTATGAGATACTTGATAAGTTCTTCTGATGTTTTATCTTTCATTTCTCCAGTTGTTAAGAAGAATCTGGCGAAACGTTTTATGCTATTATCCATGCATTCTTCTTGTCTATACACTAAGTAATTATATGCATCTTCTACTGTTGGTGTATTCCAAGTTTGACAATTAAATTCAAAGAGCATTAGTTTATCATCATCATTTTCTGATTGATATTGTTTATGATATTCTCTTGTAAAGAATGTGCTTGCCATTGATGCTACAATACTTTGTATTTTGGAAACATCTCTTCTCCATAGTGCATTTGTATTGAAGAATTTTGGAATATTGATAATGATATTCATTTCATATCTCCATGTATATCCAACTTTTGTATATGGTAACTTTTCGAGAAGATATATGAGTGTTTTATTCATAAGTTTATTAAACTTAGAATCGAATGGCTTTTGTAATTTTTGATTCAATTTATTATAGAAACCAACTCCATTAAGGGTAATGATGATTGGTTTATCTGTAGTTAGTCTTATAACATTTTGTTGGTGCATTTGTTCTATTTTTTGTGATGAACCTCTAACTGTAAAATAATTTGTAATCACATCTTCTCCGAAACTATTTTTCATAAGAGTGTATAAATCGTTTAATGTTATACCATCTTTTTCGAATTGTTTTAAAACATATTCTATATTAACGTTGGAAGTTGTATATAATCTGTTTGATACTTCTTTATACATATTCAATGCTTCTTCCGTTGTTATTCTGGCTTCCATTGTCATGTTAGGTGTGAATACTATATCTTTACTATTGATAGAATAGATAAGTTTTATCCATGCTTCTTCTTTTGTTTGACCATATGTCCAATTATTCTTTCCGTCAGTTACAATATATAATTGTTCATTTGTTCCGAGTACATGTGTATAATAAACATTTCCACGTTTTGAATCAACCACGGTAAAATTATCATGAATTTTTATATAAGTTTTATAATTTCTTTTCCATACTATTGCCATATGTCTTAATTGATTTAACTTATATATTTTTTCAACTGGGATTGTATGATTAATTTTTGGTTTACCAGTTATTCCAGTATATGTAAAAAAGGCTTCATCACCAACTACTAAGTCATTGGGAAGTGATTTTATATTAAAGCAATCATATAAACCCATTTGAGTTCTTACTATTAACTTATTAGGTAGAGATTTTATTTGTGAACGACTCATGTAAAAACTACCACCAACTGTTAGATTGTCTGGAAGTGAAAGAAGATAAGGACAATTATATATTTGTATTCCGTCTCCTATTATCATGTTATCAGGTAACTTTTCAATAGTAGTGTCACTTAAACTTAAACACCGCTGTATCTGTATGTTATATGGCAATTCTTTAATGTCAGATGAACTAATATTCAGATATCCACCTAATGTAAGATTATTTGGTAAGTTTGTTATTGCCGTTTTATTTAAACTTAATCCACCACCAATTTTATTAAATGGAATTTCTTTTATTTTTTGGCAACCAGTTATATATAAGTAACCACCTACAATTAATCCTTCAGGTAATTTCTCTAAGCTATTACATTTTTTAACATATAAAGAGCCGCCAACTATTAGGTTTTCTGGCAAACATTTTAATTTAGTACAGTATGATACATCAAGGTCTTTGTTTACAATAAGATTATCAGGTAATGTTTCTATAGGCGTATTCTGTAGATTAATAGTCTTACCTACTTTTAAATCTTCTGGCAAACTTGTGATTTTACTATGTTCCATTTCAAGACATTCACCTACGTTTAAACCTGATGGTAATGTTTTGATTGGTGTATGACGCAAGTAAAGATTTTGTTTTACCGTTAAGTTTTTAGGAAGTGTCTTAAATCTTGGACTATTATCTATATATAGACTCCCTGATATAGTTAAATTATCTGGCAGATAACCATCATCTGTTTTAACTATATTCAAGTTACCATCGTAAAAGTATTTATTATCTCTTACTTCATATGTTTTATCTTCTTGTTTCATTCTGTCGTAACATTTAAATTTGTATATTTTATTTTTTATTTTAAGTGATTTGGTATCTTATTTATATTAAGTGTCGTAAAACCAATAAAGTAAGTTTTTAGTTTGTTGAATGTAAGGAACTATCTTTGTTACCTAATATATTATCTTACTATGATAGAGAGTGGTTTCACCTGTTTTTGCTTATAATTTTCTTTCATATCGCAAAGATACAAAAAGCTATTGATATTCACAAAATAATTAGTATATTTTAAAGTGATATGAGAAAAATTAACAGAACGTACAGGTTCAGACTGTACCCGAATAAGGAACAAACCGAATTGCTGGCAAAGCATTTCGGGTGTTCTCGCTTTGTGTACAACTACTTTCTCAATCAACGTAAAGAACAATATAGGCTCACTGGTAAAAGTGATAACTTCTATGCGCAGTGTAAAACACTTACTGCATTGAAGAAGCAGGAAGAAA